ACTACTACAAACGGGTCGATGGAATTAGCCCGTGGTGCAAGCAATGTTGCATTACAAATGCTGTTGAGAACAAAAAACGCAGACGCATGGAGTCAAGCAACTAATTTTCATAGCACCGTCAAGCCAATCGAACTGATGCGCTACCTCGCACGGCTGACGAAAACGCCTACTGGCGGCGTGGTGCTCGACCCGTTCATGGGGAGCGGCACGACTGGAATAGCGTGCGTGCTGGAAGGCAGAGATTTCATCGGCATCGAGCGTGAGGCTGAGTACGTTGCGATCGCAGAAAAGCGGATTGCAGAAGCGCAGATGCAACCGAGGTTATTATGAGAATATTGTCATTGGGTTGGGGAGTACAGTCATTCACCATCGTGGCTATGGTTGCGCTTGGCGAACTTGAGCCAGTTGATTATGCCGTTCACGCAGATACAGGTTATGAGAGCAGTCTGACCTATGCTTTTGCAGAGCGGTGGACTGGCTGGTTAGAAGAGCGAGGGGTAAGGGTTGCAACTTTAAGACAAAATAATCCGATAATCAACAAATATGGATTTGTTCAAATACCATCATTCACATATTCGGGGCAAGCGAAACGGCAATGCACAAATTATTGGAAACTAATACCGATTAGAAGGTGGATTGCACAACAATTGAAAAGGCGCGTGACGTCAAAGATAATCAACAGGATTGGCAGAAGGCTTTAATAGTCGATGCAATGGTAAGAAATCACGACGGGTCATTTCTGCATCGCACATGTAAACCACTCGACGAAGTTGATATGAGAACACAAGAAGAAATAGGACAAATGAGATTACTATAGGAGATGACATGTTCAAAATCGCAAAAGAAAAACAGCCTGATAAACCAGATGACTATCTTGTCGTTACAGAAGCAGGAACGATGAACGGCATTTATGACGGCAATACCTGGAGAAATAACAGAGGAGAAGAAATCACTCCATATGCCTGGGTAGAATATTGGGAAGGTGCAGAACTACTATAACTTCCAGCACTAAAAATTTAACCCAAATGTTAAGCGCAGAAACAGTCCGTATCATTTCTCAACAGAGAGAAAAACTTCATCACGATGACGCCTCAAGCCGTCCCCTATCAAAAGACTACGAATACATCGGTCTTTTAGGCGAAGTAAGATTCTCCGAACTCTATAACCTCTCTATAGACCTTACCTCTAAACCTAAAGGCGATAATGGCATTGACTTCTATACCCCCATAGGCACAATAGATGTCAAAACCGCTCAGAAACCCTATCACCTCCTTGTCGAAAAAGGTAAGGTCTTTGCCGATATATACGTCCTCGCTCAATTCTCTATGCCCGATATTATCAACTTCATCGGCTGGCACTATGGCGAATATATCTCCCAACAACCTACTAAATACTTCGGCTATAACATCCTCAACCACTATATCCACCAGTCCGCTCTCTATTCTATGTTCGTCCTTCCTTTGTAGTATAACTCCCAACACAGAAATTTCAGTCCGATACGCAGGGGGAATGATGCGGTATGCGCTGGTCGGTTACTTAATTTTAGATTAATAAACATTAAAATTAGATTAACCCACCTCGCATTAATCCTAGCTGAAGCTGCATTAAAATTAGATTAATCCAGTTATATAGAACGCATGTGCTATGATCAGGCCTACCTGGTGCTGGTGGTTGGTGGTGGCTGGTGGCTGCTGTTGGTGGCTGCTGCTGGTGGCTGGTGGCTGGTGGCTGGTGGCTGGTTGGTTGGGTTGGTTGTGGCTGGTTGGTTGGTTGGGTTGGTTGGTGGCTGGTTGGTTGGGTTGGTTGGTTGTATGATTGATAAAATAACACTTGACAAAAAATAAATATCTATAGTATAATCACTGCATGATTAACCGATTAGTGAAAGGAATGCCTATAATAATAATAATAATTTTAATGCTTATGTATGTGGTAAAATCAAAGAAATAAATAATGAAAGGATAAATAATGAACAAGAAAGAGAAAGACATTTTAAAGAGGTTAAAATTAACAGAACATGCGACTGAAGTGAGGATTCATCCTATTGATGAGTCAATTAGCATATACTATCATGATAATCTTATAGCCAGGGTTACCCCATGGAACAACAAGTTAACCGTATCTAACTCAGGATGGTATACATCAACCACAAAGAAGCGTATTAACCAAATATTCAAGGCCTTTAAAATCGATGCCTATGTATATCAAAGAAACTTTACATGGTATCTATCATATAAGGGTTATGAGTTTAATTATATGGATGTTTTAAAGTGTAATATATGGTTTAACTATAATGAACTCGATAATCCATTACTTTAAAGCCTTAAACCGCAAGTCACCTAACAAGTGTAAAATTTTATTTTACATGATTATAAATTCAATTCTATTAATGAAAGGATTAAAAAAGTGAAAGAGTTAACAGAACTTCAAGAAAAGTATGCGCGAGTATATATGCAATGGATTAATGAATCCGATCCTATTAGAAAGTTGCAGCTAGAATTACAATTAAAATCTATTTGGAAGGAACCAAGAGTAGAAGAGACTCGGTTATATCCAAGTATTATTACTGCAAAAGCCACTGCAAAAGCCACTGCAAAAGCCACTGCAAAAGCACTTCGCAAGGCCCGCAAAGTTAAAGAATTAGAAAGGATTGATATATACGACGTGATTAATGATTTAATCTAAAATTAGAATACTACAATAGAATAATGATAGTGATAGACTCTCTTGCGAGAGTCTATTATTTTAACAGAATCCTCCAGGAAGTCAAAAAACACGGTTTTAAGCCGTGTTATGTTAATATCGATATATTATACCATTAACGCATAGAATCGCCTTAAACGGCGTGATTTTACAATCCTGAGGCATTATACGGATATTATACAATCCTGAGATCATTATTAGAGTTTTTGTGCTATAATCCATCCTGGTAGAGTGGAGATTAAAATTACATTAATCCAGATTAAGGCAGCATTAATAGAACAAATGTTCATAGAACAGGCGTTCTGCGCCCTGGGCAACCCGATCAAAAAAAAACACACACACATTTTCACTTTCACTTTCACCTTCACTTTCACTTTCACTTTCACCTTCACTTTCACTTTCTAAAATTCAACGGCTGAATTATGACCTCCGTGGAAGAATTGACGGACTCGTGCTTCACGATTAACTTTCACCCCAATTTTTACCTCTACACGCATAAAATTCATAATTCAACGACTGAATTATAGATTTTACCCCCAACTTGACCGCAAGCGGATGCCTCTAGAATTGAAAATCACCCCCATGGTAGCGTGATACGTGCTTATGGTATGATTATACCATTTTGACTTTAAAACGCCCAGGATATGCCAATTTTTGCGTGAGAATAAGATTAAAATAGATTAACAGAACGGTAAAACTTTTAATGTTAAATAGAAAGAGGCTGATCTTACTCAGCCTCCCATGGAACGGTTGTTCTAATTATCCTAAAATCTGTTTGACTACTGGAATTAACTCCTCGGATCGCACCCAACAGCTAACGGCGTCCTTAAAAATAAAGTTAACACCCTCGCTCCATGCTTGCCATATAGCGCTTATTATCTGCTCATCATTGAACTGATCGAAGTAGTCCGAGTCACTTGATTTTACCTCATTAAGAATCCAATCAGGAATTGACTCCTCCAGAATCTCATATTCCAACTTTGATAGATACTCATCATCAAATAGCGGATAGTCGAACAACTGTTCTATTAATTCTCTATCCTCATTACTTAATTCACTTAATTTTACTAAAATTCCATGACTGTTATATCCGCCGTTAATTTCAACCCATGACTTGCCACGGGATTCTTTTTTGTTTTCGATCCACCAATTAAAATTAGACCTTGACACCGTTGACCCGCCGTAGTTGCCCCAGGTAGAAAATGGTAACTCTAAAAATTCACCGTTAGGATTTTCTTTATAATCACCCGTCCAAACAGACTCGCCGTCCCACTCATCATTTAATTTTACCCTAAAATTTTTGACTAATTCATCGAACATTTAAACCTCCTATCCTAATTTTTGACCTTTAATTACACCGCCGTTATACACGGATTCTTTAATGTATATCCTTTCTAGTCTATACTCTTGAACAGCCAAATCACGGCTCAATTTTCTAATTGCTTGCGCTTTTTTATCTTTCTTAGCCACGATTCACCTCCTCAAAGTTGTGATATACCTCTATTTTCTTTAAGTCCCCTTGATTGTAATACTCCCTAATGCCTAGCCCTATAGCCTTAGCAATTTTTATCATACAATTAAGCCCGCAAGCCCCGTCAAGGTATGTTTGACCATTATAGCACTCCAACCCGTAAAATTGACCTTGATCCAACTTTTCGATTTTATCGCTATAATGCGCAAGCAACCACTCCCCGAAAACAGTCCCAACCATATCATACCCGCCCCCTTTAGTCCTGTAAGCCCGATCACCGTCATACAGCGTGCAGATATTCCAACCGTATGTGTCCCGCCCCCGTGATACTGACCACTTTATTTTTAAAATTCTCATGTTTTCTATCTCCTTTCTGTATGTTATATAATAATTATACTACAACAACACGGTAGAGTCAAGCCCTACCACCAGCCCAAAACAACATCTTTAAATTCATTCCAGGCAATATCCCGATCCTCAGCATGCAAGTTTCGCCATTGCCACGCATTGTCAAAAACCGTAGGCATAAACGGCCTAAACCCTAACACGATCCTCACCTCATTAACAAGATTAAAACATTCATCTCTAAAGTCAATTTCATCCAGTTCCCAAATTTCAAAAAATCGCTCTTTAAATTTTTCCATTCTTTTCCTCCTTTCGTAATTCCATGTCTTTGCGTAAAATCCATTCTACTGTAATCATGTTAACTTCGTCCTGTAAGTAATATCCGATCAGTTTAATTTCTGGCGGAGTCAACTCTCTGTATGTTTCCTCTAAAACATTGTTAATCAATCGACTGGCAACACTTGCCTTTTCTTTAATTTCATCACAAATCACACCGTATTTATTAATCATTTTCTCCTTTCTTTCCACGCTTAATCAGCGCATTCTGTATGATAAAAACACTTTTACCGCTCACACGCATACCGTGTTTCTTTTTGTTTCGTTTTTTATCACGCTTTTCTGCCTTAGATAATTTCATCATTTCACCTCATATATAATCTTATCATAGATATACTATACTGTCAAGTGTTTTCTGGCAATGTTTGCCAAAAGAAAATCCCCCTTTCGGGGGACTATTCGCTTTGTACCGTCCAGATTAATAAAATTATGATGATCAATATTATCATACATATTCCTCAAAACCGCTCATCAGATCATAACCGCTCTCCTTTCGCATTCCCATTAAAATACCAATGTATTTTCCTGGGGGATACATTCCATTCTCATTACTGTACCCCATCAAAAGACTTTCACCATTCGATTGTAATTGCACAGAAAAGAATTTCCCACACATTTTAGCCATCAAATATGGGGATATGAAAACCTGCCTTATATCTTTTACCCCGTGTCTCATATAATCAACGATCATCTTTACATCAGGATATTCACCAACCATAGGCTCTAGGATAATGCTTTCTTTCGTAGCGCCCTCATAACGCCACAACCCATCCTCTAAAATAGGCTCATCCAGCATAGCAATAGCCAACATATGACCATCAGTAGCCTCCATGGTTTTACCCTTTACATGAATAGCCATTAATACAGGCCTACTTGCATCTTTACTGGCAACACCGTGCAACCAAGTAAACAAATTTTTCACTTGCTTTGTGTTCGTAACTTTCATTTTACCTCCTTTATATATCAAAATTGTTTTCGTATGCAATTCTACGGGTAATTTCCTCAAACGCAAACCATGCCAAAAGATTTTTATTAAAATCCTCTAATGCAAGCGGATCGTCAGAGTCCCACTTATCACCAAAAATGTCTTTTTGACTACCGCCAAATTCGTCCATGGTTTCTGCCAACAATTCGTTAATCTCATACCTAAACTGTTCAAAAAACGCAACCGTATCACGGTAAAAAATCAACTCACCAATCCAACCAGACTGGCAACCATGTTCACAGACCTCTTGACAAACGCCCTCTAAAGTGTAATCCTCATCAACATACCCATCTAAAATTTCCTCAACACGGTCTCTAAGACTAATCATTTATGCCTCCTTTTCTGCCATAACTGCATCAATTAATTTTTCTCTTGCATCGGCTAAGTCCTCATACGCATTAACATAAGCCCCAACATTTCCGCCAATCAACGCAACAACCAATTTTTCTTTACATTCCAAAAGATTGTTTACAAGACCGTTCAACAACCAAAAATCCATCTATGCCTCCTTTCAAAATGTTATAATATAATTATACTACAGTAAAATTATACTGTCAAGCGGATTTTACCAGCATTAATTCTTTCGGACTAAAGATAATTTCATCACCGTCTATATCAACAGCAATTTCATCATCATTGTATATAGCGACCACAACCCCATCATACCCAACCCACGGATTCCAATCTACGGATTCGTGATATGTAACACGCACTCGATCACCAACATTAAAATTATCTGTATCGTTAAATTCTCTGACAAACCCCCAGTTAGTGTTTTTATAACGGTATGTTCCTTTAGAATCACTCTGCCAAACCTCTAATACTCCATCATTATCGAAAACACCATAACCCGTCCCGCCCAGGAATTTCACAAATTTCATTTCCATTTCACAAAATCCCCGTTGTCATAATAAAGCGCAGACCTAGCCTCGTCAAGAATCCATTTCTCACAATATTCATAGATATACGATCCACAAAACCATGGAGTCTGCATCTGCTCAGACCTTGCAATAGCCTCATCAAATTCTTTTCTACACTCATCAGGCGACCAATTCATATCCATCCAGTCATTAACAATATCGCCAATGGCTTTGTTTCTGACATTTTCGTCTAATTCGTAAAACTCAAAAATATTAACCTCAATTTTTAGCATGAAACGTCTCCTCATAGCGACCAATAATCTCAGCTAGCTTTTCCAAACCAGCATCTGTTTCAACACTCAATAGACCCTGCTCTTGCGCCAACTCCAACTCCTCAACCATATCGGCAAGCAACTGCTCAGGCCACTCGTCCAAGCCATCCATCTGCCCGACATACAACGCATCGAAACGCTCAGTTAGAACATTTATTCTATGCTCATAATCGCCTTTTAAGTCAAGCCACAAACCATGTAATTGATCAATAAGACGATAATAAATGTTATAGTAAATAATCTCATCAGCGCCAATATTATCCCCGTGAATTTCATCGTCATAATCCACCAGAGTTATATCAGACATGGCAACTTCTAATAACTCAACCGCCTTAATGGGAGTAACCATATCTGCTATGTTTACATAAATTTCATCACGCAATTTTTCTGGGTTTTCTTCCGCAACCGCAAGTAATTCGTTCTTTGCCTCTTTAATAAGCTGTTCTATGTTCATGTTTCTCCTTTCCCCCCATCAAGCGGATGGGGAACGCAATTTTTTGTTTCTATAATAATTATACTACAACACAATTATTCTGTCAAATCAAATTTCAAATCATCAATAGAAACAATCCAGTCAGGCATATTTTTATCATAATCAAACCCGTGATTCATCCACATTCCTCCCGCTAATACCTGGGGATGATGCTCTTTATCAAACTTAATAGCCTTTTCCCAAATATAATCAACTGTATTTTTAGACGCAACAGGATAGTTATGCAATTTCTTTACCTTATCAAAAAACGGCACGGCAATTCGATACAACGCCATCAGCCATTCACCCTGTTCCTTAGCATCCTTAAAAACCTTGTCAATCCTTTCCACGGTCAATTCTGTCATTTATACCTCCTTATTAAAAATTGTTCGGATTGTTTCGTACCCATCATCTAAAAACCTAACAACCCAAATTGAAAACCCGTCAATTTCAGGTTTATACAATTCCAACAACTCCGCCTTTCCCTCTGGTTTCATTTTCGCCACGGGATCGTCATAAATCATAACAACATCACCTTTTTCCACGCAAACCTCCTTAATTCATTGATATAATAATTATACTACAGTAATATCATTCTGTCAAATCAGATTTTACACCATCAATTTCTGCAATTTCCCAACTATCCAGGTTATGCAAGTTTTGAGATATTTTCCCGCTTGTAAACCACAATCCATCTGCCAACTGTTCCAAGGCATCCTCATCATTTTCTGCCTCAATAATTACCCTGTGAATAAACATGTATTCCATTCCTACACCTCCTCATCTAAAATACTTGCAAATAGATCATAAAAATATTCTTTAGAGTATCTATAATCCCTACCACTTATCCACATTTCAAAATCAGCAGTTAATGATGGAGTCACGGTCAAACTATGATCAGTCCATTTCAGGTAAAATCCGTTATCATCCATATGATGATAAGAGAAGTTTATAACGATTTTATTGACTCTGCTCTTATCCAAATCAACATGGCAATTCGCAAACCCGCTCCCATAAGGCAACTTTTCCTCTAATTCCTTTATAAGATCGCCCATATGAAACGCCAAATCAATATCGTCTTTTTTAATCGCATTGATTCTTGCGCTTATCAAACCAGCCAAATTTCTGTACAATTTCATTCTGCCTCCATTTCCCAATGATCCAGCTTGAAAACATCACTTGTTAGATAGAACAAATTATCCGCCATCTCTGCCCAAGCATCATCCTCATTATCTGCCTCAACTTCAATTTCACAAATAAATTTATATGTCATTTTCTGCCTCCTCATTAAAAACATCCTCAACAATATCCCATAAATACTGATTAATGCGCTCATATATAGCCCAGGTTATCGCATCAAGCACGGTTTCTGCATCACCGCAACTGTCATACCACAAATCAGAATCACTCAAAAACACTTCAATTCTGTCTGCATTGTATATCGGTAAGCAACTATCTGCAATTTCACGAATAGCATCTTGCGCATCGTCAATACTATCAAAATCGCCATACTTGATTCTGCTCACCAACTTATCTTTAGCATCCTGTAACAATTCATCAGTAGTCATAGTAACCCCTCATCATACGCCTTTACCCACGCATAGGCTTGTTCATCTGTAGGCTCTACCTCACACGGCATTGATGGAACATTAGTCCACGCACCGCCAAAATACAATCGCTTATCATCAGGCGACCAATCTGCCCAAAATCCAGCATCACGATTGTTTCCAGCAAAATCAACTATGCAAACCAAATTTTTTATCCAATCGCTCATAAAAACTCCTTTCAATATGTTATAAGATAATTCTATCACACATATACTACACTTGTCAAGCCAAATCCATGGGAGTTTTCCAGCCAGAACGGTCACCAACCGAACTGAAGTAGTAGCGCCCTGGGGCAGCTGCGCCCTGGGGCAACCAAGCGCCCAGGCGCACACACATACACATACACGCACTTTCACTTTCGCCCTGATTTTCACTTTTACTTTGATTTTCACTTTCACCCCCTTAAACAAAAAACCGCCTTTCGGCGGTCTAAAATTCAAGATATTCGTTGTCGCCTTTGATCACCTGCGACCATCCTTTTTCACTTCTAATCCACATATCCGAACACACAATTTCTAAGACTTTCACTTTATCACCAGCGTGATAATAATTGACGACCTTCCCATATGGTTTCTGATATACAGATAACCAGCTTGTGCCTTTCACCGTTCCAGAGAAAATATGACTGTCATCATATTTCCACTTTATGTCATTTGGTTGCGCCAGGCACACGCTATCAATCTGCTCTGTTTCAAGATAACTCAATAACGCACCAAGATTTTCACCTGGTTTTATAATCGGGACAATCTGCTTTCCTGTAATTCCACGCCATTCCAGTAATATACGCCTCATTTGTGGAATCGGGTCTTTTACCTTGCTTATATCAAAATAAGGCATGACCGCATCACACCTTGCCATAAAATTAAAGTAAGGAAAGTCTTTTAGCTTAGGAAAACGATACGCATGAAATCCCAAAAACAGATCGGGATAATTATCTCTCAAATACCTTGTTCCTGAAAGCGCAGAAGCCCTACTGCAATCAGAATATAAAATAACCCCATCAAGAAGTTCGAGAAACGGGCTTATTTTCTTTATTGTTTTTATGTCCGTAGAACATCTACTTAATACTTTAAGACCACTTGCCTGTAAAATGGAAATATATCTTGAAACATCAATGTCCGATATTGCATCAATGACAATATAGTCATATCCGTTTATATCCGTTAATACAGGAGATACAAACGTTCCTTTACCTGTTATTTTGTGCATAACTTGCTCCCAATCGTTTCTACAACAGCCCAAGTAATCTAACGACAACCTCTGTTATGACTACGCCTAAGACAATCCAACCCATTTTGATAACATTCTCTACAAGTTTTTCTTGTTTTCTTATTTTGTCCAAAAGAGATTCACCCCCTTTCAGATCGCCACGCAGAAGATTGACTATTTCTTTTATCTCAACTTCACACGACATTGTTTTACACTCTATATTTTCAAGGCGTGTAACAATAGAATGAGAAGGATCACCGTTTCCAGATATGACCTTTCTCAATTCACTTAACTGCGCCTTTATTCCAATTCTATCTTGTATGCTTGCATTAACAGCAGATTCACCAATGTCCGCAGCCATTTGAATTGCTTTTGCTAAGTCATCTTCCTTGCGAACAGCGTCCCATAGCAATTTTGACTGTTTCTCGTCCATGGGAACACCTATTCTTCATCAAAACCAAGTGCTTTTTCTGCTCCCTTTTCAACGGCAACCTTAATGACTTCGTAAAATCCACTTGCTAGCGCACCAAGGATAATACCATAAAGAGCGCCATAAAACCAGGACTGAAAGTCTGTCAGTAAGCCATCTGCAAAATATTGCAACACACCAATGATCACACCAGTTGCGAAACTTGTCAGCAACTGCACTTTTCCAGTAGCGCCTAACTGCCCCCACAACCACACCAGTGCCATAACAGCCACTACTGAAATCAGATTTGCACCTTCAAATAAACTAGCCAAGAAATCAAACCATTCCATATGCTACCTCCGATATTTTTATACATCTTATCACGTCGTATAATCTTTGTCAAACAATACGCCTTTCGTAATATTTACACTTGAAATTTTCTGGAACAAGCAACTTTTGATCATCGTCGTTTTTACGAACAACAAAATGGGGAAATATGCTTGACAATTTTGAACAAAAGTAAAACCCTTGCTCATTCGACTTTTCGCTATATTTACAGTTTTTACACGTCATGCTCTGCCTCGTATTTGCGCAATGCGCCTAAACAATCGTCTAACATTTCTGCTATCTTATCATTAGACAACTCTTGATTTACACTCGTTCCTCTGCCAAGATATTTATACCACCTTACCTCAACATCACGCCATTTAAAATTGTAAGGCTGAATGTCATCGTCCCAAGAATACGCATCTACCTCAAACGCACTACATTGAAAATCACTTGCCGTGTTTTCAAAGGGCGAGATATATTCTTCTTGATGAATATTCCACATGACTCTGTCAAGTTCCGTAGAGATCGACTCAAGCGCTGCGATCAAAAGATTAGATGCACGATACTCGTCCCATGGCTGACCAAATGCCATTTGCCCTAGCTCTGGCTCAAACAACTCACTCATGCCTCACCTCATTTGTATTGCTGACATTATATGGAACATCTGGAATGTCGCTGATATTATACGGGCTATCTGGCAATGGCGTGCCAGTATCATATGTCTGCGGTGCAATGGTAATATCATTGAGAAAATGTTTATCGTTATACAATACCTTTACCATAACCTCAATGTCAATCAATCTTTGCTCAATACGCAATAGTGTTTTTTTGTTTTTCTTACTCATCCTTCACCTCTTTTATACAAATCGTCATCCTTCTCGCTAATCATCCTGCGCCTCCTCTTCAACTACCTCACTCCACATATCCGCGACATCCCAGCCGCGACGCTCCGTCTCGTACATAGCCGTTGCGCGAACCTCTTCTAAGCTGTCTTCACATATTTCAACGGAGTCTTCATATTTGCGATTGTGAATAATTACTTTCATCCCTCACTCCCTTCGTTTTCGGACACCTTCCCTGCTTGGTGTCCGTTTGCGGATTGCCAGTCGGAATAAATTCCATGCCATTCGTAACAGAGTTCGCTCCACGCATCCCGCTCCATCCTTGAGCTCAAAAAAACAGCACAATTGCAGTCTTGCAGGTGTCCATCAAGGCTATTTCCAAGCAACACGAACCTATCCTCAACAATGCGCATCAACCTCTCGATCATCGCCTCGGCGCGTTCGGCACGGGCTTGCAGGGCGTCGTTCTCGGATTCTAATTCACGAACTTTTCGTGTTAGCACTCGGTTTTCTGCCGATAAATACTTTATTCCATCAGGGATACTATCATCCCATCCTTCCATCTGCATTATTCACCTCCATACAATTCATCATCCTTCACCGCCTCCACCGCATCCCCTATGCGCTTGATTATCTCGCTGTTGTAGTGTTGTGCCATGTGCCTTTCGTGCAACACGGCGTAAAGGTCGTCAAGGTAAAACCGAATCCAATAATAACCTTGAGAGCCATCATCGTTTATCAAGTTGATATTTACTACATCTAAGTCTGGCATCCATTCAAATACACCGCAAGCAAAGTTCCCATCTTTATTCATCGTTGCTTCACTCATTGTTTGCCTCGCTTACTAATTTCCCATCCGAAACAAATTTTTCCAAAATCTTTATTACTAATTCTCTGCCAAGTGTTTCATCATCAATTAGCAGTTTGCCATTTTCAACATCAAAATCAAGTTGCCCGAATCCCATATTAGAATCCCAACTCAATCTGAATCCCATACCGTTTTCATTGGCATAAATGCCAAATAACTTTACGCTTTTAAATACCCAGTCATATTTCATTCTTTTGTTTCCTTTTCTACCGCATCTTCTATTGATGAATTACCAGATGAATTGATAACCCCGCTTGATTCATCAAGAAGACCTTCCCACGCCTTATCTTCTTCGGGCGTGTCCCATTCCCTCTTTAGCACGCCTTCTGATATTCCGACATGGGAATAATCATACTTAATTTCCTTATATAGAGCCTTGTTTTCCTTTTTTAGACTTTTATATTTCTTTAGCAGTTTGTAATACTTATTCATCCACATATCCGTTTCACCTTCCCATGTTTCTCTGCTCAACAATAAGTCTGCATAAAGCACTGACAGTAACTTGTAATCCTTCACGGCTCTTTTATATAGCAACTTATCCCATTTGATCTCTTTAAATTTCTTACTCACCCACAACCTCCTCTATTTTATCTAGTAGTTGCTCTACGGCATCTTCTGTATGCGAACAACCCATATTGAACTTATTCAATAACATATCAAAAGCTTTTTCGTAAAACATAATCCTTGACAGTCTTTCATTGTTTTTTGACTTTAAGTCATCGTTTATTTCCCTGAGAAGATTGTTTTCCTCAAGTGCATCGTACCACTCTTTTCTCAATTCGTTATTTACCCTTGTCGTTTTTGACAAAACATTCCTAAGGCTATCATATTGAAGTAGAGAGTCTGTATATTTTATAGACAATTTTTTATATTTACCCATTTTTCTCCTTTAGCGATCTATTTTCCTTTATAAGTCTTTCGTTTTCAGCAACAATTACATCGTACATATTACCATAGTCAATGTCAAGTCGCTCTTCCAATTCGGCAATACGATTTCGCAACAATTCAATCTCTGATACATTCTGATCGCAAACAGATTGCAACCTTTCAATTTCATTCAACGCCTCAGCCAATAACACAACAAATTCCTCTGTTTCCATTTGAGAAAATCTGTTCCGTTCCCATTCGCACATCCATTCTCGCTGTTCTGCAATAATTTCCTTGCTATATTCACTCATTTAACCTCTGGCAATTCCATAAAGTATTCGATAAGCCCATATCCGAAGTGTTCTTGTTCGTCATAATTGAACTCTTCGATTTGCTGAGTTTCTATAATTAGAATGACATTAGTCTTTGTCTTTGCAAGTACCTCTCTATTCTCTTCTGGCAATTCCGATAACGGTTTCCAACGCAGTCTTTCTTGCATCTCTACCGTGCGTTGTTTCAGCTCGGCATTTTCGTCTTTAAGTTCGTTGTTGTTCCATTCCAGCTTATCAATATGTATCTGCAATTCTTTTGTTCTAACATTAACTATCGCTTGCAGTTCTTCTTCGTCTAACAGATACAATGTGTAATTATCTTCTGAACTCATGATTCGCCTCTCATTTCGTTCTCAAAATAAAACTTATTAGACTTTTGTTGTCTGTTATATTCCCGCTGGTTTGTCATAATGCCAAGTTCTTCTTTTGGCTTAGCATTGTTTCGTGCTAATTCTTTAGCTTGCTCAAGTATGATATGAATATCATCATTTGCTTCTGCAAGACACGCTTTCAATTTTTTGTTTTCGTCCTCAAGTTCGGCAACCCTGGCATTTAGTTGCTCATTTTCCTCACGCAACTCTGCCATTCCCTCACGGTATAAATGTGTCATTTGATTCATGATTCACCTCCTATCAGATTATCAATTCTTTCTGTAACGCCTATCTTTTTTAATCCTTCTCTGGCAACCAATAAATCATAGAGGCTTTCGGCATCGTATCCATCTAATGTTATGCTAAAGAATGGCGCAAATAGAACGTTTTCACGTAAAACCCATTCGCCACTTTTTATTATGACATTACCATCATCAAGGGTTACGCTAACCATAATAACTTACTGCCCTTATACTTGACAAATCAACAGGGTCGCCATTAACATAAATGACATTATCGTCTGGATAAACCTCGCCAACACTTGCAAACTCAAATAGCACCATTTCGCCATCAAGATTTTTGCCAGCGAACATAAAGTTTTTCATCGAATTTCTGTGTTCTATTTCCTCAGCATACATAGAAATTATGTTATCAATATTTATTTTGCTAAATCCAAGCGCACACATAAAACGAATAAGAAACTCAAAGACCTCCTCCGCATTAGACTCAAATGGAATTGACATCTTGACAGAGTTGTTGTCGCCACCATCATATGAGCAAACTATCATTTCAGCACCCGAATACTTACAGATGGCTCACCAATCTTGCGTGCATCAGCAATTTGCGGAATAACCATCATAAGCCCCTCAAGCATTTTTGTGTCCCAAGAAGTCCTTGGTTTTGAATAAACAGCCATGTGCGTACTGCCACGAACAGTTGCCCCACCTTGAGCGACAAGATTTTTTACCTCAACCTCAAGCTCACTTTTCTTTTCCTCAAGCGCATCAAATTTTGGTGCAAACTCTGCTTCAATCTCTTGCAGTTTTTCTTTGATTTCTGGCGTAAGTACGCTGTCAATCAGGCGTTCCTTTTGCACTCTCAAATCGTCAAGCATTATCACCATGTCAGAGTATTGATCTAAAACTTCCTTTGCGTTCATTTTGCCTCCTTTTCTAATTTTTCTATTTTTTCAAAAAGACTTATAATAGCTGATTGTTGAAAGCAAAGCAAAGACAACAACAACTTTGAAAAACCATCTTTCCCATCAGCTAATGTCGATAGCGCAAGAATATCCACTTTCGCCAATTCAAGCACCTCTTTGTCGGTAAAGTCAATATCATTTGTTTCCATCGTATTTCCTGTTATCAATCTCAACCCAAACTAAAGAAACAACCCCTGCCAAAAACAAAACTGCATAAATAACATTTTCCATAACGCCTCCTAAAACGGTATCGGATCGTAGTCTGGCGTATAATCCCTGCCACACTTTGCACACTTCATTTCGTTGCCGAAAGCCACAATTGCACCGCCACAATCACAAACCAGTGGAACAGCACAGTATAACTGTAGCAACTCATCCCATTTCTTTTCGGCAATATCTAATTCCTCTCTGATGTCTGCCATTTCGTTATAAGGTATTGGCTCAACATCTGTCAAAGACTTATAAAGAGCATCAAGTTCGTTGCATCTATTCTTGGCATCAATAAGCCAATCTGGAAATTTCTGATATTTGTTTTTCTTATAAACATCAGGCCACCCCCATTTGTGTTGCATTGCTTTGTCATTAAACATTCCTGCCTCCTTTCATTTCTGTTATAACTTAATTATACTACAGACCTGTTTTCTTTGCAAGGGCAATTAATTCGTTTTTTGAATAAACTACTGGCTTTCCAAGTAACAGCATTGTTTCGACTTCTTTGTCAGCGCCCCTTGATTCCCCTGGCATTCTTAAAAGACAATCACACTCTCGCAACCACTCCAAATCCATTTGTAGCCAGTAAGAATACGGGTGCGGAAAAACTAAGTGCCAGAAATGCGTAAGCAACGGACAATAAGGTAAAAATCCAGCATCTCTCAACTCATCAGCCATAGCCAGAGATTTGCGAACATTAATTGCCACGTCGCCTAGCGTGTAGGGACTTGCGATATATACTTTCATCCGCCCCACTCATCGTTTGTGGCAGGTGTCTTAAAAATTTTTACTAGTTCCTCAAGCGCATTGGCAATCCTTGCCAAACTCTGATCGTCTATAGATGTTATCGAAACAGTTATGCCATCCATAAAGTTGTATCCACATTCTGGACAGGCTGTTCCAAGATTGGCAGGATATTTTGTCCCACAATTTGGACAGGTATACATGATTTCGTCTGTCATAGTTCTCCCTTTGAAAAGTAATAAATATTTATTACCGATAACAACGCATCAAGCGCATCAACACTAGAAGTGACCCATATCCCATCAAGATAAAGCGCAGAAAACTTTCCGTCCACTTCCTCAAGAGAGGCATTGTTACAACTAATGGTTTTGTGATCTACATACTTTATTTCGGCATCCATAGAAAAACCCCTGGGCGGGGATTACTCCCCACCCTTTTTATTGCCAAGAAACTCAAAATCCTTGACAACCATTTCGTAAGTTGCATGTGTTACCCCATTTTTGCCTTCCCATATACGTGGCTCTCCAGTTTCTTTGTCGGGGTTGGCATCCCCACGCAGAAATATCTTGTCCCCCTTTTTCGCATAATTGTAAATGGTCTCGGCTGGTTTCCCAAATACAACACAATTCACCCACGAAGTAATGAGATCATCGCCCTTGCCTTTGTTACAGGCGATAGAAAGCGTCGTCATTTCTCTGCCATCTGCGAGATACTTCATTTCTGGGTCTGACCCCAAATTACCGATAGCTTCAATTATTAACATTAAGACTCCTTTGCGCCATTTACTTTCTCAAGCAAACTGGCATAAATTTTTTCATAAACTGGTTTTGTCATGCGTAAGTCAATCACCGCAGATCGAATACCATATTTCATCGCAGTAGCTGCCAAATCCTCATAAGCCTGTAACTGTTCTTTAGTAATTACATCAGCATCTTTCTGAACAATCTTTTCTGGCTTTTCAGGCTTTTGTATACGGCGGATTTCCTCGTTTTGTCCGTCTGCATCATCACGCTCATCGCCAGTTGCAACCTGGAACAAAGAAATAGCGAAATACTTCTTGCCCAATGTAAGCGCCTTAGCAATGCCCTTGTCGCCGTAGTCTGTGGACTCTGACTTCCATGGGATTTTAATAGACTCGCCAGAGCCATCGGTAATCTCAAAAGTCAAATCTAACTCTGTCAATGTGCCAGGCGTTCCACCTTTTGTTACAAACGGTGTCTGCGTCTTGCTATCAATGTGCGGAATAATCAACACGCTGTTTTTAACAAGTGCGGTCTGTAACTTTGAGGTAAGATCATCATTCGTTACATAATTGTAACTACTGCTACCGCCTTTATAGACACCACGCTTTTCAATATTGCCCATGTCAGCCATAACACTTACCAACTTGTCAATAAGACTCATTTTGCCTCCTTTATCTGAACTTCATTATCCGCTATTGGAATGTACTCAATCTCAATAAACAGGATTTTTGTTCTTTCTACAGGCCCTTCGTGGTTTCCCTGTAATTGTTTTAACTCTTCCATAACCACTTCATTAAGTGTGGAAAATTGAGTTATCCCCATATCAAGTAACAGATTTTCGCCACTAGCTGTTTTGATTCTGTAAAACATGTCCATTGGCTCTTATCCAATCGAGAATAGCTTGCCGTGCTGCGCCAGATTGATCAACGCCATCGCCACGAGCATCACCAGTTGGCATAACCTTTGAAGCAATTTCCCTGAATACAGAAAATTCCGTTTCGGTTAAGCAAACCTGCACCCTTTTTGTCTTTCGACCTTGCTGTGTTCTTTCCATTACTACCTCCTCGTTTTAGTTTATAATTCAATTCTACTACACAATATTCCATTTGTCAATAGCAATTTTACAGATTGCTTTGTTCTATATTCTATTATACCACAAAACATATTGCTTGACAAACGGAAATGAATGTTGTAGAATAAAGATTGTGGCAAGGTTTTTTCATTTTTACCTACCACCGTCTCCTTTCTGAGTGGATGCCGTCAGATCAGGCGGCATCCCAAATTTAAAAGAGGATTTATGAAACCAATAAAAACAACCATTGAAACAAGCATACTTTCAAACGCACTACTTTTTGCTTTCATTATTTTAAAAGTAACGGGGCTAACCAACATGTCCTGGCTTTGGGTATTTTCTCCACTTTGGATAAGAATCGGCATGGGAATACTTATGATACTTCCAGCCATTGTCTATAAAATTTTCCACAAAAATCGCCCTTGACAACAAAATAGTGTCGTGGTATCATCCCTCTGCTTAGAGCAGATATGAGATACAAGCCCCCGCCTTCTGTGACTGTTCTAAGCAAACTTTCTCACTACTGGAAGGCGGGGTTTTGTTTTAGGACACACTATGAAACCATCGGAAATATTGCTTGACATCGGGAAACCTATCGCCTATTACCCAAATCTAAGAAAAATTACAGGAAGTACAAATGCGAATATTTTGCTGTGCCAGTTTATTTATTGGACTGGTAGGCAAAGAAGTGCAGACGGTTGGATTTATAAGACATCAGATGACATAGAATTAGAAACGGGATTGTCTTATAAAGAACAGCGCAACGCAAGAAAAAAACTTGTTCAAGTCGGCTTATTAGATGAGCATTATGAAAGACTTGAGCATGTTTTATATTTCAGAATTAATCTACAAAAACTTGATGAGATGTGGTCTGTTATCGGGGGGGCATATGACCAATGGGCAGATGGGGAAATAACCAATGGGCAGATGGCGAACTTACCATTGGGCATATCGTTAATAGGTAATACAGAGAATACAGCAAAGAATACAACAGAGAGTATAGCGCCAGAAAATTTTTCAACGGAGGACAATATGAAAACACTTGACGAAATCGGGGATGAGGCAGAAGCCATTGTTAGAATGATGGTTGCAAATTCTGACAAAGCAAAACAAAACCCAAGCATTAATGCAATCAATGATTACCCAGAGGAAGTAAGGTATATTGTTGCGGATTTCCATGAAAAGTGGAAAATACCTGTGCCAAAACGCAGTATGCGTGCTTATACAAAATGGATTAGAGATGCTAAGGATTTTAGGGGGCTTGTAAATGATTCTGGATTTACTGTTAGCGAGGTTATGATGAGGGTCTATGAATACGTTCACACGCCAGATGGATCGTCTAGGGTTGAGCCAGGGTATTCGAAGTTTAGCGTTTCAGACATAGGCAGTATATTGAAAACAACTGGCATGATAATAGGCCAGATGGTTTCTGGACATGAATCTTATCAGCAAGAAATGATAACATACGATGCTGATGGCAACCCTGTAAAATGGAAATCAGATGGATTATGGAGATAATAGAAGCGAATTTTACGATTGATGATTTGCCTGTTGGGGCTGAGGTGTTTGTCTGGTCTAAAACTGATAATTATATACAAAGATATGGAAAAAGTCCAGCATTTGCAATCAAAAGCGGTGAAACGTATTTTATGCCAACGCCAGATTCATCCTTGTCAATAGAAATAGTTAATGATATAATTAATAAAAAGACTGGCAAAGATTGCCAAAAAGGAGATGGATGCTAAATCAAACGCAGGGTCAAAAAATAATGGATATTGCTCGTGAAATGACAAGGCTTGCTATTGGTTATGGTAAGTCTGGAAAGGTTGGCGACAATATAAAACTTGCCATGGAAACTTCACGCTTGCTTATTTTTTTAAGGAGTATTACGGATGGGGAAATTACAATCTGATCTCGCCATGGTATTAGAAAAACACAATCTAACTTACTGTAAATCGTGTGGCAAGTTGTTCGACAGAAATGATATTCATTATCATGTCGCTAATTATGATGGCACTAACAGGTCTGTGGTAGAAATAGTATGCTCTGATTGTTTATTTCATGCCTACGAGTGTGTGTCATGGTATCCTACCGTTAATACGCTAAGACAGGCGATCAACATATTAGATGAGGAATTAAGTGCCAACTAAAACCGCATTGGAACTTATAGAAGAGCGTGGTTTTTATTGTGAGGTTGAGGGTTGTAATCGACTTGGTGAGGAGGCGCATCATTGTTTATATAGACGGGACAAGCATGTCAAAAAGGTGCTTGAGGAAAAATACAATTTTCAACTTGTTTGCCATGAATGTCATGCCAATGGCGCTGCCGATAGTTATGAGAATAGAGTTTATTTCTGGAATAAACAATGCGAGAGATATGGTAAAGATGTTATGTTAGACTGGCACAGTAGAGTACCATATAAGATTAAGGAGAAAGCCTACAGATGAAAGAATTGTATAGCAGAGAAACGGAAGAGGCTTTGCTTGGCGCAATACTTGTAAATCCAGAAATATTTGGTAAAATTAATCTTTTACCAGATGATTTTTACTATCTTAAAAACTCTTATATTTTTGAAGCAATGTCTAAAGTGGATACGATAGACCCAATAACAATAATAAATGCTCTAAAGCGATCTGGCCGTGATGATATGGTAGATATGACATATTTGGTAACACTTGCCAGTAAAACGCCGTCGTCTTTCAATGCAGAATTTTACGCAGACGATGTAAAGGAATTGTCGAAAAGGCGAAGGCTTTTGTCTGTTGCCGAAAATGTTGCAAAAGGTGCTTATGATACAGATAAAAAACTTGACAAAATAATATCGTCTGCAATGACAGATTTTTTAAAGGTATCAGAATCTGCCTATGGCGCAAAAAACATATCTAATGCTTTGGATGAGTTGCTTGACGAAATAGAAACGAGATATAGCGACCCAAGGGACATATACGGACTAGAAACTGGTCTGATTGATTTTGATAAAATAACTTGCGGTTTGCAAAAAGGCGAAATAACGATTCTTTCTGGTGTTCCTGGGTCTGGCAAAAGCATGTTAGCAGCCCAGCTAGCAATAGGAATGGCAAGGAACGGTCATCCTGGTGCGTTTTATGAAATGGAAATGAAAGATGTTTCCGTAGTTAGGCGGAATGTATCAGCAGAAAGCGGTATAATGACATCTAAAATGCGTACTGGAAGATTAAGTCAAGACGACATAAATGTTATTGTGAAAACGATACAAGACCTTTCTAATCTGCCTATTTACTTGTCTGATGATACTGGTTGGACGACCAATAGCCTTCGTGCAGATTTAGCAAAACTAAAGGAGGAACGAAATATTGAGTGGTTTGTTGTTGATTATATGGACTTGTTGCGTGATGAGTATGGCGATAACACGGCTGACAGGTCTGCGTTTGTGTCAATGCAATTACATTCCATCGCAAAGGACTTAGACCTTGCTGGATTGATAGTGCAAAGCATGAACAAGGTTGGATTAGCCAGTAGCGTTCCAGGGAAGGAACATCTATCTGGTAGTGTAAAGGTTTCTTATGATGCAGATCAGGTTATTCTTATGGTTGGTGGAACTCCAGAAAACCCATCAGACGTTAGGTTTGTTACTTTACGGTGGGACAAAATAAGAGAAAGCGATCACGGAATGCGCTCATTAACTTTGGTGCGTAAACCTGGTTTGCCAGCTTTCGGGTGTATGGTGTATGAGAAGCAGAGGTAGAAAAGATTCAAATCAAGATGAGATAGTGCAAGCTTTGCGTGACGCTGGCTGTACGGTTTATATAACATCTGGGGTCGGAAAGGATTTTCCCGATCTCGTTGTTGGGACAACTGGAACTCCGCCAGAATGGGTAACAAAGCCAGGCACTACAATATTAATGGAAATAAAGACCGAAGATGGAAAGTTGTCAGAGGGACAGAGATTGTTTCTAGAAAAATTCAAAGGCGCTGCTGTTGTTGTCCGTAGCGTTGATGAAGCATTAATCGCAGTAGGAAAGGAGTAAATATGGGTTACAGAGGCATGTCTTTAAATACTTTTATCAATAAAATAATGGAAGCTTTAGAGGAAAAGCCAGTAGTTTATAGAAAGAATATTGACACGGAAAGCACTAGAACAAAGGCACGAAATCGCTTAATTATGGAATGGTATGTTCAGCAACCGTATAACTTACAAAAAGAAGTTTATAAAGCTTGTATGAACGTAGCGGATTCTTGCGACAATATTGGCAATCAAGGTGCATTAGAATTGGTTGTAATGACTATGGTGAAATATGGAAAGACCGTTTAGTCCAGAACAGTTACACAAGTATATTGATGATAAGATGACAGAATGTATTTATCATTCTGATTTTTATCTTACGCCTGGTGTCCTTGGCGCTGTTATCGGGCACATGGAAGAGGCTATAAAGCAAAACATTGTTGGCGCAACAAAGAATGAGATTTCAGAAATGCGTAGAAAGATTCTTGGCTTTTTGTTTGGCTCTCAACCAACATCGTCAAAAGACCTTGTTACAGAAGAAGTCTATGCTTTAAAGGAATGGATTGACGCTCAAGATTTTGATGGTAAATGGTTGCCACAAATACACTTTAGCGATGAAATAAAGTTTTTGATTTGGAGGTTGTTATGACAACTTATAATGAAGTCATACCGCAAAACTTGCAGAATGAATTGATCGCAATCAGGGATAGCATATCTCAAAACTTTTGGGATATAGGCGACATCTCATTGATGGTTTGTAACTATGTCGATGATAATGATATTCCTGTTTCAAGGGATTTTGTCTGGCGTGCTGTTGGTGCATTTGTTGGTTTGTCTGCACGTACCGTGAGAGAATATGCAAGGGTGGCAAGATTTTTTAATTATGCTGTTCGCAAAGAATATGAAATCCTTACTTTTTCGCATTTTGCGTTTGCTGCACGATACGAAGAACATTGGAAACAAATTCTTGATTTTGCGATTGCAGAGATTGAAAATCTTGGTCGTCCAGCGACTGTTGATAGACTTGAGGTCGAGTTTACTTATGGCAATAAAGAATATACGCCAGAAGAACATCAAGACATTTTACCACAACCAAGGGGAAATATATTTCTTTATGTAAACAATATCAGATCAGAGGTTGAGAGAATCACTCTTATGGAAGAATACAGGAATGAGATAAAAGACCATCTAAACGCAATAGAGAGATTGTTACAATTCGTTACAGCCTAGATTTCGTAGACGGATGATGCGTAAACCGTTCCGTTTGCGATAATGGTTGTTCCGTCGTATAACAAAATTGACATAGATGTTCCAGATGGAGCAACCGTGCTGAATCCAGACCCAACTCTGTACGCCGTCCCAACCGATAAAAGACTGGATGCGCTTGCTGTTCTTGGTAGCGTTGCATATAAAGTTCCAGCGGCAGTGCCAGCATCTCCTATTGCGATTTTTACGTTTACGAAACATAGTCTGCCAATTACCTTGTATCTTCCGAATGGTTTCACGTCAACAAACGCACCAATACTACTTGTTATTACAGGGGTGTAGTTAGTCCACTCCCCCATAATTTCGTTTCTTCTTATAAAGTCTGGTGTAAGTAATTGAACTAAATCATCATTTCTTTTTTGCATTTAAAAACTCCCAATTCCAGCAAATACAGCAAGCCTTTGTTTAAATGTGCTAATTCTTTCGCCATTTATTAAAAGCGTAGTGGGCATTGTATAGTCTACAGTTTCAATGAACAAGCCTCGTGGATCATCTTTGCTTGCCAATTGTGAATCAGATGTGCCGATTAACATGTCTGTAATCATAAGCCATTTTCCAGGTCTTACATCATAAGGCGCTATAGCAGTATTATTGTCATTTCTTATCGAATCCCCACCACTCAAACTGCTTGTATAATATTCGTATTCTGTTGGGACAACTTTGTATTCAAAAACCCTGTTTTCATAGCACCCAAATATATAGCGGTTATCATTTGCGTCTCCGAAAGCCAACAATTCTTTTATGTGCGTTGAAGCAGTTTTGTTGTCCTCATCAAATGCCACTATGAGCCATGGATTATAACCAATATTATTTGTGGCAGAATACATTTTTGTGTTTGGGTTGAAATCAAGTATCGCTTCTATTCTATCCGAAATCATTGTTGTTCCAGTATCGGAGCAGTTATAAACATATTTCTCAAGCCAATGATAATAACCAAGACAATTAAACTTTATTGATGGCTCTGATGCAACGCCAACACTAACCGTATTTGTTGTTATAACATGTTTGTTCTCTTTTAAATATAAATCACGAATGTTTTCGGCATCTGCATCCTGTAATGTTCCGCCACTAACGATGGTTTCCAGTATTCCATATTTGTCTTGGCTGTCTTCGTCTTCTTCTATAAGCGTGTACGTTTGTTCGCCTACCTCTGGTGGTGAAACAAGAATATTAAGTGGCGCATATGAAACAGAAACTCTGTTTGAAACGTCCATAAGATTTCCCCTTGATGTTCTCTGTACGCCAAATTCATAGTCGATACTGTTTACAAAACCCTCCCAAACCATTGATCCGCCCTCATTATAAACGACTACTCTTTTTCCCACCCCATTCTCAACAAGTTGTTCCATATTATAGATACTAGCGGGAAACGAAAACACTGCAGAGTCGAATCCAATGCTTGCAGAAATTGTGTGTGAATATGAGGTTATATATTGCGTAAGGTCTTGGTAATTCCCATCATACTGACTGTTTATCGGTGAGTTTGACAGAAATATTTTTATTCCCTTATTTTGAAAGTAGGTCATATTAGTCGCCTATCATGCCGAGGTATCTTTCCACACATGCAGTTTGAACTCTATAGAGTATCTCTGGAATAGAGTAATAAACCTTATCGTCCAAATCCCAATATGCCCCTAACAGGTATACCCTTTGCTTTTCCTCTGCTTGGAACTCAAGTGGCTTTGCGCTTATTGTTCTTAAGTCTCTGTAACCGAAATATGGGCTTCCGTTCAAAATACCAGTTCCCCAATATGTATCTATTGCAGTGGGTATGTTACGTCTTTCCAAAAGATTGTCAATAAAAACAGAATCTCTAATCAACATTTCTTTTTCTGAAAGGTCTGAGTATCTATCTACCATCTCAATGTCATAATATGTTTCATCAATCGGGAGTAATATCAAGTCCATAATCTCGATTGTTGAGCCATTTTCCGCATAAATGTGAAGAGCGATACCAATATTATCATCGCTGGTCGCTCTTAAAACCTCAGTGTCTGTGTTTATTGTGCCAAAATCAATCAATACCCATTTATCATCGCTACGGATTCCAGGAAACTCAATAGTTTGTGTTACAATGCTTGGGCGTTTTGATGTGTCAAAAGTTACATACATGCTAACATCGTTGTCATCGCCAGCAGTTTGTCTTGCTCTTACAAACACCCTGAACTTTCCGATATATTGACGTGTTTTCTCTGGCGTTACAGTAAATCTTGCAATGTCATGTGAGCCAGCGGGCATAACCTCTCTTAACGCATCCCCCGTTCCGCTATCTGATGCGTCTATTATCGTTGGTGTAGTTCCCCACAATCCGTAAATCGTTAATGCGATCATGCCTGGATTATGCGTGCCATCCGTGCTAAAATTGAAATATGGTGTAAAATCCTCTCCCCTCGACAGCGACCTTGATGATATATATAGCTTTGAAATCGCCCTCTCGATTGTGTCTTCCGACCCCAACCCAAGGGATGTGTTTGCTATATCGACCTTAATTGCAGCCTGTGCGCTATAGTCACCCTCTATTTGGTCATCCCCAATTTCAAAGTAAGACCATTCTGCAGTATAAACATATCTGTTTTGTTGCGTTGGCTCATCTGTAAAAGATGTTATTGTGTCTGCGTTAAATCTAATCCAGTAACCAGTTACGCCGTTAACTGCGACGGTAGCCCAATCTGCTGGCTGATCAAAGCCAATACTTACAACACCAACGTTAGAAAAACCATTTGTGCCATCATCAATAGTTGGCATGGCTACCCATGCTACGCCATTATAATATTCCCAGGCATATTCCCAAACAATATCTGCTGGTTGATCAATATCAAAAACTATATTGCTGAACGGGGATAATGGATTAAGTCCAGCAGATGAAACGCCAAAGTAAATCATATCGCCACTAGACGCTGGATTTGGTAGCAAAGAATATGCACTATCCGTTGCATAGTTGTGAGCATCAAATCCGACTCCATCCTCGTAAATATATATATCCGTTAGTTGCGTATAATCCTGTTTATTGGCAACAAAGACTTCATTCTCGCACGTCTCATCCCTTCCGTATTCCGTCGTTGTATCAATAAACTTTACGTATAAGATTGGATCGTCAACACCATTATAATCCTCAAACCCTCTGTAAGCATCTTTTTGGTCTGTTGTGGCAACTCCATAATAATTATCAGACACCTCGCTTTGTATATATTCTGTCCCAACAATAATTTTATCGCCGTTATAAGAAACGCCAAGGGAATAAATGGTAAACCTTGGGGAAAATCCTGGTTTTCTTTCGCCCCAATCAGTACCATACGCCTGTTCAGATTGATATATCTTTTTGTCTGTCGCTGCGACTATTCCCCAAGACCCTCCCTTAACGAATGCCCAATCTTCAACCTTATTGCCAGAAGGGTACAATTGATTCCACGTAACCCCTGCATCCGCAGAATACCAAACAGCACCACCACGTTCTGCGGCATAAAGATAGCCAACCTCTACAGAAACCGATGCCCAATTACCAGTAATAGCACCAGGAGGTGTTATGTTGTTAAATGTAACGCCAGAATCAGTTGAGTAATATACCTTGTCATATGCTGCGCACGCTATTACAAGCGCCCCATTATCCGAAACATCCACAGATGTCCACCACAAATCAGTACCAATGGGATCGTTCCATGTAGCACCATAATCCGCAGATCGCCACAATCTTCCATTATAAGCACCTATATACATATATTGACCATCCGTAGAACTCATGCCAGAACATCGCCAGTTCGCATCTACAGCACCAGCAGGTTGAGCCTCTGTCCACGTAGCACCAGAGTTAGTAGATCGCCACGCTCTGGCTGGGTATCCGCCAGCTAATATGTGACTTCCGTCTGTGTCCATGGCTATGGTACGCCATTGATAATCGACATCTCCAGCAGGTCTTCTTTCAGTCCATGTATCGCCATCGTCGTGAGATGTGTAAAGTCTGCCCCCGTTGTTTACTGCTCCATAAGCCTGTGCGCCAGCCGTTGCCTTGGCAGCCGTTACACCATACCAGCGATTTCCAAGTGCATACTGAATGTTTATATCTTGATGGTGAGTCCAGTCTATATCTGGATTCGATGGATTTAATAGCCAGTTATTTGCAATAAACATTCCAATCGCATTTCCACTTGCAAAATCACTTCTATTGACAGTACCCTGTATAATGCTCGAAATATTTGGCGTGTTGTATGTATTGCCATATGTCCATTCTTCAACTTCATTCCACTCTACAAAAAATGCGTTTTCATCAAATGCCAACTTATTGGCAATAAAATCGCTCTGATTAGCTATTTGTGGTGCGTTTCCAGAACAATAAGGTTTTAGTAACAGGTTACATCCGCTTGTAGAATATGATGTATACAATGTTCCAAGTGGGCTTTTAGCTTTCAGCGTCATGTATGCATTGAGTATTTCGCTTCCATTTGGGATTGCGACATTTGGAAAACGAACATAATAATTACAATCTTGATATGTTACTCTTGCTCCAACATCTGGTGCTACAGTAGTTGAAAAGTAATTAACTCCATTTCCTTGTGTATACAATATAACATCGTCGGCAGAGTTTCCTGGTGTTTCGCTGGTTTCGTCAATAGTAACTGCATATTGCTTTCCGCTTATTTCTATACATTTAGCTTCTTTTGGTTTTTGGGCACGCCAAAAACCATGCTGAATAACAATATCTATTTCGTCCATCAAAGAGTCATTAGAAAATGGCGCTTGGAATGGATTGTCGTCGTGTTCCCATTGATAAGCTCTTATAACCGCATATCCAATGTTTGTTTCGCACGATCCCTGTCTTTCAATCCATACTGGCTGATTTTGCCAATCCGTTGTCCAATATTGCTCCGCTTTTTCGAGTAGCTTTGCAAGTCGTCTTGACTCATAAATTGTTGCATTCATACTCTTACTTTTTACCGTAAGTGTAAGAACATCAATGATATTATCGTAATTTCTCAAGACAAGTTTTGAGTTATCATAAACTGGAGAGTTCTGCCAAACACCGCCAGATTTTTTTAGTGGTCTTATGGGAGTCCAGTCTTTGAGCATAAACCCATGCTCATTTAGCAGGTTTATTGTGTCAGTACCGTCTGTAATTATAAGTCTCATGTTAATGCCCTCGCTAACGATCTCTGCAGCATAGTTTCGAACATAGCTGCATCCATTCCGTTATTAATATTATTGTTGCCAAAATTGAATGTGTTGTTAGCAGTTGTATTCCTTGTGGTTGCAGGTGTAAATCTTTCGCTAGATGGTGTTGCTATTGATGGTAACTTTAAGAAGGATTTGCTAAAACTATCAAGCTCTTTAGTGTTGACTTTCATGCCAACCGAAAACGGTGGTGGTGAGCCTGGAAACAAATCCAGCACCCAATCTGGTAAAACCCTACTAGCAAGGTCTCTAAAGAAATCGCCGATTTTGGTTATTACATTGCCTATGTTTGTTTTGAGTGTATCAAATGCGGTGCAAAGATTATCTACAAGCGTTTGAATTGGTGTAAAGAACTCGCCGATTTCTGTAAATGTCGTATCAATCCATGTTTTTATATCTGTTGTAACGGTTTCAACTGTTGTTTTTAGATTTCCCCAAAAGGTTTCCCATACTGGTTTCTTTTCATCAATAAAGCCCTGAATTTTCAATCCAATTTCGTTAACCTTTGTATCTATTGCCGTTTTTATGTTACCCCATTCAGTTTCTACGGTAGTTACAGCGCCAGACCAGAACGTGTCCCACCCAGACGTTCTCTCTGTTATCCATGTTTCAATACTGGTTGTTATTTCTGCGGACTTTGTAGAAACCCATGTTTTTATTTCCTCCCATTTTGTTTCGACAGTTGTCGCAGCTTCTGACCAAAATGTATCCCAACCAAGTTTTCTATCTGCTATCCATGTCTCAATTGTTGTAGCAGCCTCTGCAGATTTCGTAGAAATCCATGTTTTTATTTCCTCCCATTTTGTATCAACTTTTGTTCCTGCCTCATCCCAGAAAGTATTCCACTTTATCTTGTTATCTTCAATCCATGTCGATAAAACAGTTCTGATGCCCTCTGTTTTTGTGCTGACCGTTGTTGCAAAATTAGTCCAAAAAGTATCCCATTCTGTTTTTTTCTCTGTAAAGAATGTGGTAAGGATTGTTTCGATGTCGGTTATCTTTTCATCTATTTTGATTTTTATTTCATCCCATTTTTCGCCAGTCTTTATTTTTATGTCATCCCACCATGTTGTTATTTTGGTCGTTATTGTTTCAAATATTGTATCCCACAATCCGTCTTCGCCAAAATGTCTTTTTAGCATTGCGCCTACGTCAAAGCTCCAGTCTACATCGGAGAATAGCCATGGTATAATTCCCTGCCAATCTTCTGGAAACCAATCGTCTGGATTTAGCGAAAAGGTTGTTCCTGGGAACAGTCCCGTTGTAAATGGATCGCCAGTCAATATTCCCCAAACGTTTGCTATTGCATCTGCAGCACCTTGTATGCCAATAAAGTTGTCAACCATGTTGCCAAGCGCCTCATTCAGTCCGCCAGGCTTAATAAGAATGTCCAACAACAATCCAGCGTTTGTTGTCAAGTTTGTGAACGCATCTACCAATGGTTTCGTTTCTGCATCCCAGTCTACCAACCCCCATTCCTTTTGCATGTCTTCAACGAACTCACGCCACCTATCTCCCATTATCGCAAGTTGAATTATAAGTGCTATTCTAGCGTGTTCGAGTTCTGCGTCAAGTTCACCCGCTATGTCTGGCATCTCTAAGTCCATTGCGCCAAAATCTGGAAGCTCTATATCACCAAGTGCCTCGCCAAGCTCTTTGCCAATTTCTAGCGCCTCTTCCTCATACTCTGTCAGTCTAAGTAGTTGGTTTAATAATTCCTCTTGGGCATCAACCCTTTCTTGGATTGTTTCAAGATTTTCCTTCTCTATATCTAGCAACTCTTTAGCATCGTCAAGCTCATCTCTTTTTTGATCAACATAGTCCTCTGCCTGTTTAACCTTTTCCTCTGCTATCGCTATGTTTTCTTTTGCTATGTCTCTCTCTCCCATAGCTGCGTCTATTTCTTCTTTCTTTGCAAGTAGAACGCTTTTAGATGCTCCAGATCGAACAAGGTCGTTATACTCCTGTACCAGCTTTCTTACGTTGACATCTGATTTTTCGTAATATTCTCTTGCGGTTTCTAGTCGTTCCTGCTCAGTTTCGAGTAAGTCCTCAGCGAGTTCAAGTTCGTCCTCTTTTGCCTTAACAACAGCTTCTGCTGCCTCTACTGCTAGTTTTGCACCATAAAGCTCAAATTGTAGCTCTGCAAGGTTTGCAAGGGCATCACCATATTCATAACCCATGGAACGAATTTGGTCAAGGAAACTTTCGTCAATAACGCCAGTTAATTTGAATACTTCTAATGCGTCTTTAAATGATGCGGTGAATTGTTGCAATATATCTGTTATTTGATTCGGTTTAAATTCAAGTTGGCTTAATATTGATTCTAGTGGGTCTTGTATTGCATTTAAAATGTCAAAATCAATGTTTGTGAAACCTCTTAGCCATTCTTGCATTGTTTCAACACCCCACTTATAAATATCAGGCAAAACCCTTGGCGGGGATTGTGGTCTGAGAAACCATGAGAAAACACTTGCGATTATACTGACAACTTTTGTTATTGCTTCAATAGCACCCTTTACAAGACCGATACCCCATTGTAACATCATCTTATAACCGTAAGATGCAATCTTATTTCCAGACTTTACAAGCCATGTAAGAAAGTTGAGTATCTTTATTTGAACAGAGTTGACAGATTCGTTTGTAATAAAACCAATATTTTTGAACATGTCTGCAAATACTTTTCCCATGTATTCAAAAACACCGCTTCTTGATACCTCAATCATTGCATCAATTATCTTTGTGAATGGCTCTGATAATTCGTCTAATAATGGCCCGAATATATCTCTACCAAGAAAGTAAAGCAAGTCCCTTAGCTTTTGTGTCATACCAGTAATAGTACGGGTAAGTCTTTCTGCTGCGCCCTCAAATTTGTCTGCTGTGAATCTGTTGAAAACATCAAGAAATTCTTCTGCGCTAATTGCTCCTTCTTTCAGGGCTGTTTTTGTTTCATCTATCGTAAGATTCAAATACTTTGAAAGCATTTCGGAAACATCAATACCAGCACGACCAAACTCATAAATATCACGCTCATACAACTTTCCAGTTGTTGCTACTTGAACAAGGTTTTGTGTCAAGCGAGTCAATTCATAATTCGGGAGTGCAAGACCAGCACCAGCGTCAGCCAGGCTTTGAATTGTTTCTAATGTTCTGTCTATGTCTACGCCACGACCAGTTAATGACTTGAACATCTTTATGATTTCGTCAATAGCGTAAGGAGTTTCCAGCGCAAGCGTCTGTATCCTGCCAAGCAACTTGTCTGATTTATCCCCAATACTATCCAGTGCCTCACCAACGGTTGAAAACGCACCTTCCTCAACGCCTAATCTTGCCACAAGCGTGTCAAGATAAACCATCTGATCCTGGAAATACATTGCTTTTTCTATGAGTATTCCAAATGCCTTAGCGCCAGTATCTGCTAACAGTTCAAATGTAGCTGTAAATATGCTTTTTATTTTCCCCAATGTACTGTCAAGCGCACCACCGACAGCAGACCCAAGTGCCATTCCTAACGGCCCGCCAAGTCCGCCTCCCAAAACAGACCCAAATCCCTGAAAATCTCTGATGACTCTCGACCAGTTTATGTTTGCGAATTGTTTTTTAAAGCCTTCTCCAAAATTGTCCGCTGCACCAGCACCAGCATCGCTACCGATACCGCCACCACCAACACCGCCAGCAGCACCACTTAGTTGTTTTGATATGTTTTGAAGTTGTTGGGATAATCCAGATAGACTTGTGCTTTGTATAGAAGTAAGAACATTGGCAATAGCTAAAAGCCCATCCTTTAACAGTTGGGTATCCTTGGAAGCTTTTGACATTGAGTCTTCCATAGATGCAAGTTTTATATTATCTATTGCTTGCAATAGCCCAATGATTTCTATGAGAAGCTTTGAGTATTTTTCTGCCCCCTTTGACTCATATATGGTTTCTATGCCTATTACTTCATTAGCCATTAGCGCTTTTTCCTTTTCTTTTCAGCTTTTTCCATCTCGGTTTGACGAATATGCCCTTCCCACGCTTCCATCTTAGACGATGCAAATGTGTAGGCTGCCATAACCGCCGTGTCCTCCCATGGATGACACACGCCGAAATCAGATGGATTTAATTTGCCCCAATCGTGGCAAATGTCTAAATAAGAAAATATAGCGTTAGTTTCCCAACGCCCCCTGTGCCTCTCTGGTATCTGCTGATCCCTTAGATTCAGATTCAGATTCTTGTCTCGGATTGCGAAATAAACCGATTATCTTGTCAACCTCATTATCGGTAATTACCCCAGCAACCTTCAAAGACTGTGCCAGAATTTGGGAAATGCTTCCTGTCATCTCTGATTCGGTATGTGCGCCTATAATATTGACCTCTACATACAGTTTCCTAACAGCAAACTCATCCTCTGGTAACTTGAGGGACGTATTGGTTAGTTTCTTACGCTCCTCAAGAAATTTTTCTAAGTCTTCCTGCCCAACGACAATTCTACTCACAATTGCAAGTAACATGCGTTTTGCAGAAAGCTTATTGAACTCGCCTTCCATTTCTTGGTAGGCGTTCCATAGTTTCTTTTCGTATTCTGTGCCCTCTTCTATGGTCGTTTCTGTGTAAGGCACTAAAAAGTATTGACTTGGATCGCCGAATTGTGGCGCAAGTCTTTGCATGGGAGGCTTTGGTAATGGATAGCCCATTTTTAACCATTCAGCCTCAACTTCTTCACTAATTGTCTGTAATTCCATAAGAGTCATTCCGATAATGGAATACTCTTTACCGTCTGATGCCTTAAAAACACCAGCCTTCTTGCCATCAATCGTTGAAGGAAAATCTTTCTTTGTCATAATATTAGCTCCCGATGTGGGGTGGCAGGTGCGGGAGCATACACCTGCACCCCCACAATGAAATTAGATAAAACTCCCTAATTTTAAGTTTTTGGTGCGACCTTTAGGATAACGCCAGTACCGCTGTTGGCTTCACCAACCACGTAACCGTTGTTTGCATCCCAGAATGATCCACCATTTAGACCAGAGTTGGTCGGGGTTGTTAACGCTTCCCAGGTATATCCACCATCTTTCGTGCGATGGATTGTGCCTAAAGGTGCGGCGCTATTTGTTACCAAGAATCCAGTAACAGGATTGACAAACTCTACATGGCGAACATCGCCAACGCCTGACCCAACAAAGCTTGTTACCTGTGCCCAGGAATCGCCGAAATCGTCTGATCGCCAAAGCTTGCCATCATCATCGCCAATCCAAATTACATCATCATCGCTGATATTGCAGGTTAGCATATCTCCGCCACCACCAGTAACGGTTGCGGCAGTCCATGTGCTACCACCATCTTGTGTTACGGCGATAATGTCTGCTGCGCCTACTGCAACGCCATAGTTTTCGTCGTAGAAATCAATGGAGTTATAGTCGCCAACATGAATACTGCCAGATTCCTGTGCAGTCCATGAAGCACCACCGTCTTCGCTGAAATAGATATAACCAGCTGCTGATGCAAGCCAAACGTGGTAGTAATCTAGTGCGAAAATAGTGTTGTAATTAGCAGAGCCATGCCCAGCCGCAGCGCCCCCAATATTGACCGTACTCCATGTTGCGCCTTCGTCGTCTGAATAGGCAATCATGCCCTGTGCGCCAGCGGGGGCTTCCATACCAACGATAATGCGTCGTACGGTTGGTGAAACATCGACAATCGCAGATGACATAATGCTCATACCAGCAGCAAATGGATTAGCCACTGCGTCAGTCCATAATGCGCCATAGTTTTCGGTAATCTGTGGCGTGCCAACAGCAGGGCCTGCGGCGCTATCAGATGCAGTCCATGCGATTTCTCCAGGACTGACAGGATCACCACAGCCAGCGCCCGCACAAACGGCAAGAGAAACAGCATCAACATCATTTACGGAGTCTGTATCTGCTGTGGTAAGGCGAGTAATATCCAACAAGACCATCATTTGCACATCGGGGTCGAAGGCAAAGTCCACACTAACTTCCGAAGCTCCGTCATCAGAATAGTGTGCAAGATTTGAATAGCTCATACTCTCAATGTCCGCATGAACTAATGGCCAAACCCTGTCTGCGTTTTTGAGGTCTGATTTGATACCGCAAGCTGTCTGTGCGATATACAGCGTCGGGCTACAGCGTAATTGCTCAAGCTTGTTGGCTGTGCGTTCCAGAAGCGATGAAACGGTAATAGTACCATTGTCTGGCGCTTCCATTGAACTGCCACGCTTTACGAACTTTCCAGTCCGTGCAGAGTAGCAAAATATAGGGGTGCTGGCTGACTTCGGCAGAGAAAGATCATCTGCGTATGCACAATCGCCAAGATAGTACCAGGCAGTACCTGGGCCGTCTGGGGCAATAAAAACAGCACCGTTGAGTTGGGTTAAAACATCACTCATGTAAACCTCCTAATTTTCGTAGTTTCGTGCTGCCGTGAGTAGAGCAGCCATGTCTACCGCATAAATTGATTGTAAAATACCTGGTAACTCTCTTGAGTGTTTTTGTAAATCCTCTGCCGTCCAGATATTTTTATCATATAACTTATCTTCAAGGTCTTGGGCTGAAGCCTTTAGTTTTACAACATCTGCGAATGGTATTCCATACGGCTTTGCCTTTGCCAAAACCTTTTCATCAACCTTGTCGGTTTCAACTTTAGACAGAGGAATATAACCTCTTTTTCTGCGCTTGTTTTCTATCCATTGTACAAGTGCTACGTCTTTTGTTACCTTGATAACATCTATTGCTAATTTCTTTGTTCTTACTTCCTCTTCCATATCACCTCCGTAATTCTGCGAAAAGTTGCTTAGTGATAATTGGCTCGATCTCTTCGTAAATCATTCTTGTAAACTCTCTTGGCTTTATGCCTGGATGACTAACATGACGGAAAAAGTACATTCCGTTTTCGTGTGTATTGACACCCCAGCTTCCCACTATGCGTGGCTCAGTTCGTGGCTCATGTGCGCCAGGAAAGCCAGCCCACGGGAAAGCTAACGGATAATCACCTCTTGGATATATGTCATGTGGTTTTGTCCCGTTATGAACATACCCGTAAATCTCATCTTCTGTGTAATATTTGTATCGCATACCATTAGATTCCATCTTTTTCTCAAAGATAAACTTAGGCTTATGTTCCCATGTTGCGTAGGTTTCAGCATAAAGAGATTTTATTCTATCGTAGGATTTGTCAAGGTGTTTTTCAACAGCCTTATTAATCCTCTCTGGACTTAATCTCTCCTTAAAATTAGGTGGTAATGTTACCCTTGTCCTAAGCATCAAACATCCTTACGCCATCATAAATTTCGCTTACAAAGTATTCCCTGTCTCTTGCATCAACATACTGCTCTCTTTTGTCCTTAGTAAATCTATATTTTGCAATATTAGTCTTTACAATGTATTCTTCAAGCCATCCGTTGTATCTTACAAGCAATAATCCCTTTTCGCCAAAAGTGATAACAGGTTTTTGCGACGCAACAACCCTTATTTTGTTACCACCTCAAGCCATTTTATCCTTCTCTCTGTATGCGCCTCAATATAATATCTGGCGCACTAAATACGGTAAGATTTTGTTCGGCAGTTCCATAAGCGGGTTGCATTGAGCCTGTATAACCATCACAAAGTTCGATCTCACCATTAATTATTCTACGAAGGTTTTCGTTCACAAAGTCTGTGTAAGCCTGTCGTTGTTCCTCGCTTATTCTGGCACATGGACAGTTGTGGAGGCGTGCTGCGTCTATAATGTTTAGTTTCTTTAGAAAATCTAAAGCATAAGTTGATAATGTGCAATCACAAGCCCCAACCGCCGCCATCGCCATATGAATATCAGACGCTGCAATATCAAGGTACCCGTTGATGGTGGCGAGAAGGCTCAAATCGTCTATGCTACCACTACATAGCAGGTCTATATAGTCTTCTGCGTTGGCAAATCTGCCTGTACAGTTCATTTAATCCTCTTTGGCATAAACTCTTCCATTTTCAGATACAGGGCGTATGAAATGTCCTTTGTTTTTACGGGAACATCTTTCATAATGGCAACGAGGTCTTCAATGCTTTTTGCTTCTGCAATCTGGTTGAGAACGCCTTTTGAGTCAACCTTTTTCTTAGCCATAATAATCCTATGCGGCAGGTATCGCTACAGTAAATCCGTTATCAGCAACTTCTGTTTCTGCAATGTCATCGGAAATATTCCCGACCCACATATCAGTTGCATCACCTTCAAATCCACCAGCGATTGAGTAATCACCGCCAAATACATTCCTTGAAACAATGCTGTTTGTAGCATCTGATGTATCAAGACTTACCGTAGCGGTGTAAGCATACCCAACCTGCTGAATGGTGTTACCAGTAATAAACGACTCTGGCTTGAGAGAAACAATATGGTTGTCATTGTCCATAAATACATTGTTGATCACAAATAGTTTTGTTCCGTCTGTCGAAGCATTAATTGCTACAGAGCCAGCCGTGCTGTGGAACAGAGAGAAGAAGTTGTCCATAACCCAGGTATCGCTACCAGAGGTATAAATACCTTCCGCACCAACAGTCCCACCGTCAAAATAGTTACCAGTAATTACATTCATGTCGCCAGTAACAACGACACCAATACCGCCAGCAAGCGCAATGCTTGGGGCAGGTACTAAAAATCTAAATCCAGAAACCTTCCAGCCATCATTATTCAACACAAGGCAGTATTCGCCTGTATCCGCAGTCCATGTGGGTGTGTAGCGAGAATCGCCACAACCAATAAGGGTAACATGGTCTGCATCACCAGATGTAACAACCTGCTCACCGCTTGAGTCGATTGAACGCACTACGATAAAATCGTAATCATCAACCTTATCAACAGCAGCCTGAATGGTTTTCAATGGGTTATCGGGGTCAACACCAGTATTGTCGTCATTTGCCAGATTATGGTCATAATCAACATAATAGACATTTCCAGTTCCAACAGACCGCATACCCATAGGAATTTCTGTTTCACGGATACCCCATATCATTGGGTAAAACTCATTTTTCTTAAAGAGTGGTAAATCCATATTTCCTCCTATGCCGCAGGTATCGCAACTGAAAAGCCATTGTCGCCAACTTCTGTTTCGGCTGTATCACTACAGATATTTCCAACCCACATATCGTGAGTTCCAGCAATATAACCGCCAGTATTAGAGTAATCGCCTTCAAATATATTGTCGGAAACAATGTTGTCATCACCAGGATTTCCTGGCAAAGTTGTTCTAACATTAACCGTTGCTGTAACATCAACAGATGTAGCTTGAACTATGTTCTGCATAATCCGTGAGCCATTGCATTGAAAATCAATGTTGTTGTCGTTGTTAAAGAATATGTTTCCGATAATGTGGTTTCTGTAAGGAATTGCTAACGGAGTTGTGCCAGTATAAATAGCTGTGGCAGTCCCCTGACCGTCTTGCAAACCTTCAAAAACATTGTCAATAATCCAGACATCGTAAGCGCCATGAGATACTATTCCAAACATCTTATCCTCCTAAACCAATAACACGCCGTGTGAAATGACACCCTTCGATAATAGTCCGAATAGCAATGTCGTTTGCGCCAGAATCTGTGTGCCTGATTTCAATACCAGTACCATCATTCTGTACATTAAAGTTAAACCCGATTATGTGCCAACCAACTGCACGCAGGTCTAAACATGCAGAACTCAAATCCTTTGATAACCATACAGGGGTATATCGTGTAGGGCCTGCACCGATTAGCTTTACATAGTTGCCACCGACAGTATAGTCATTGGTTATGACGTTTTCGCCATCAGGGTCGATTGACCGAACAACAATCCAGTCATAATCACCAACCTTATCAACAGCAGCCTGTATAGTTTTAAGCGGGTGTTCTGGGTCAGTTCCATCATTCGTGTCTTTTGCAGCTAAGTGATCAAAATCGACATGATACACATTAGCGGATGGAACTGTGCGAACACCAAGCGGATTGTCTGCTCCTTCAACGCCCAAAACCCCAGTATGTATGGTGTTTGTTCGTAAAAGCGGTAAATCCATAAATTACCTCCAATTATCTTAAACGCCTCCAAGGCTGTCGCTTACTAATAACAACAGGCTTAGAAGTGTAAGCCGCAAGAAATGCCTCTGCCGCTTCGTATCTTTCATACGGAAACTTTGATGTAGAGCCATTCTTTTCCCAATCCGCAATGATCATTTCTGCTTTTTTAGCGTCCATTTTGTAAGCTAATCCAAGCAGAGCTTCCATTTCTGGTGTATTTGGCAGGACGGGCGTAACAGCGTCTTTCTTTGTTTTAGCCATAATATTTATGCTCCCTTTTTAAAATTAGGCGGTTGTGCCAGATGAGTAGTAAATACCCTGATAATCAGTAACGCCAGCATAAGTGCTGTCATCCCAACCACCAATGTAATCGACAACTTTCCATTCGGCATCACCAGTATTGAATGATCCCATTCCGTAAAATGCAGGAACTTGCCCAATGCTGGATTCAATGTCTGAACGTTTCTTTACCACGAATGGCGCAGGTGCAGCCTGTAGGCGAACTACGGAAACGGAAGGAATGTTACTTGCAAACAGATACCATGGAATATTCGGGGCGGTAAATCCGATATAAGGATCAACCCGATAACCACGGATGTATTTGTTAACTACATTCACGTCGTTAGTGGCAACACCAGGTGCGAGCTGGCTTGAGAAAATGGTTTCAGCCTGTGGTGCAAGAATCGGGGGAATGACCAAAGTCAAGCCTTCGACTGCGATAGGATAAGTTGTGCCATCACTACGAGTGTAAAGGCGTGAAGCCATCGCAGCAATACCAATCATGAGATTGGCATGGGTCAGACGACCAGTGCCAGCATAGTTCGCACCCAAAGCGATAAGCGCAGCCTGTGAAGTTGCGTTATCGAACAGGTTAGAAACAAAGCTGTCCTCAAATCGACGTGCCGCATCAAACATGAGCCGTGGGGTTTCCATAATAGCGCCAAGATCGTCGTTCAAAATAGCTTCGATAGATACATCAAACTGGCGGGTAAATTCCTCAATACCCATTTCGATATAGTCAACTTCCATTCCATCGGCAGTTGCTTCGCCTTTCTCATCCCTGCGATACAGAGTACCGAAAGGAGTTCGGCGGAACAATTTCTTGTCACGGGTGTCGTTCACCAACTCAATCTTGGTGTAATCCATCCATGCAGAACGTTGGAAGGTGTATTGTTCCAGCAATCGGCGCTGGAGAGCATCAGCAAAGTACGCAGAGAAATTTGCAGTAGTCATTACTTCTGCAAGCTTGCTCGGCGACAAATGCTTATACTCTTTGTAGATAGTTTCGATTGCGTTTTTGCGGTTTTCATGTTCTTGGGAATTAATGTAACCAGCTTTTGCGTCAATCTCTGCGAGGCTTAGAATAGCCTTGCGCATACTCAGATTATTTTCCATAATTAGTTCCTCCTATGCTTATAGTGATGCTAACGAGGCGATGCCAAGTTGCATTACAGCAATATATTCTGTTGAGCCAGCGACAGTAGTACCAACGGCGACGCAAGTATCTTCTGCGTTCTCTTTCACACGCATACCAAAGATTGGGTTTGCAGCACCAGTTGAATCCAACGGTGATGTGGACAGATGACAGTCTGCTGGCATGGTTGCCGAACGATCATAGTAAATCGTATCGCCTTCTGCGATAGTGCCCCATGTTGCTTCTGCACCAGTATTATAGGTCAGCACATTGCGCACATTCTGGCGATAAACCATTGTCGGGGTGAAATCAATCACGCATGACAGTTCATCTTTGCTAATGGAAAGAATTGTTCCAGTAGCCTGAATGCCATTTGTATCTGATAACACGGCGGCAGGGTTGGTTTCCAGTCCAGCAGAGTATTCCAGACGTGAACGGGTTACATCCCAATGTAATGCACCGTTTTCGCTGGCGACTTCGTAATAATTCTTAATAGTATCAACCATTTTCTACCTCCTAAAAAATGTTTTCCTTAACAGCCTGATTTTTCAAGGCTTCAACTTCCTCAAAGGTAAGTTTCTTATTCTTAGGCTTGGCTTCGTCAAGACCAAATGGTTTGCCAGCCTCCGTTACTGCATCAATATACTCGCATTCAAGTACAATCGCTTCCTGAACTTCTTCCTCGCTGGAATATTTATCCCGTGCGAGACGCTTTTGGGAAACCAGGCTCAGTTTTGATTCTGCGAGGATTTCTTTGATGCGTGAAGATGTCAGCAGTTGCTCTTCAGTTTCGTGAATAGCGACAGGCTCATCTTTCTTAGTTTCTTGAATAACCTCTTCGGTTTTTTCCTCAAGAACTTCTTTCAACTCTTCATCCATAGATACCTCCTGATTATTTTCTGCACTCTCAACTAAAGATAGTGCCATACCACCAGCGCCAGCACGTCTTACCCAATCGACATCGCCAGCCTGTTTGATTTCAACAACTTTTTTTCCTTTTCGACCCTCAAGTTCAAATCCATCTTCTGCAACACCAGAAGCCATAATAGAACACTGTAAATCGCTTAGCAATCCTGCCTGATTAATGGCTTTGACTTTTTCTGCAAATTGCGGGTCAATAACCGCAACCTCTGCAACGGGTGCGCCAGTTTCAGTAAATCCAACAATATCTGTAATGTTAGATACCCAACTGCCAACAGATTTTCCATCTTCACGATGATCAACTGGAAACATTTTTGCGCCAATAAATTTACGAGCATCACGTTGAAGCATTTCTTTTGGATAATAGTTGTTATCCCTTGTATTGCCCCAACCTGGCTCGATCAACTTAATGTGCATTTTTAACAGCGCTGTGTCGGTTTTACTTTCCTCAATAATCACAGCGCCATCGGAGCTTTCGGCAAATGATTCCAAAACCTCTTCTGCGTTTTGTTCTTTTTCTGTCATACCTTGCAATCTCTCTACATAATCCTTAGACAAAGATTTTACAAATTCTATGATATTATCACCGTTAAAGATTATATTGTCAAGCAATTCCTTGTAAATTTCTGTAGTTTTGGCAATGTTTGCCAATGTTTTGTCTGTTTCTTGTGCCTTTTCGTATTCAGAGAATGACATAGGCGGATTATATTCGTTTTCTGTCGGCAATGGCATACCTTCCTTTTTGTATAATGCTTTTAGTTTCTTTAATGCTTCCGCCTTGCCTTCGCCTTCATATTTGTTTCCACGAAAACCAGCGTGAAGCGCAGCCCATGCAGCGCCCATCAGTCGGTGCGATACAACCCCGTTATCTTTTACGGGTAAATGCCAGGTTGACTCTTCGTCTGGGTCGCCGACAACGAGATAATCGCTGGCAACTTTTTCTTCCATAATAAACCTCCTATACGGTTAATGTTACTGCGGATTGAATGTAGAAATTGCCTTCCGCTATAATATTGTGATCTGCCTTAATGTCATAACGATAGTTCGTATTGGCAGTAAGTTTTGCCGTTTCAACCGCATCCAAATTAATTGTGAGATGTCCGTTGATTGCGTCTGTAATGGTTATGCTTCCATTTGCGGGAACGCCAGCAACACCGCCATTTATGTAAAGCAATCCAACGCCTTCCTGAATTTGAATAGTAGCCTGACTATCAAGATACGAATTAACCTTTGTCTGTGGCTTTACTGTGAAGTACAAATCAGTAACACCACTCAAATCACCAAGATAAATAAAGCTCGCTGCAAAGTCTGCTGATTTTCTGCAAATCAGATCGTCATCGTTCATGCAACGATGTTGCAAAACAGAAGGGCTTGTAGATAACAAATTGAGAGATAGCGTTGTGGTTGAGTCTATATCGGATAACTCATTCAAAATATTGGCTTCTATATTGTTTATTGTATCTTCTTTTGCCAATTCTTCATTACCGACCAACAGGTCTTGGTTTAGTCTGCTTTCCCTGAAGCAATATATTGGAGATTCAAATGGTAAAATATCAGTAGCCCAACCAACAAACCAAAAAATATCTCCAACATCTGGAGCAAAATACGTGTTCATGGGTTTTGTGTAAAGATATATACCCCCGCCCTTGTGGATAAAAGAAGTGCTACTTGGAACAATGTTGTAAGAATAAAGAGCACCAGTATAACTCTTTCTAAACATATATTGTGTCAGACCTGGCTCTGCTGATGTTGCGCCTATTCTTACCGTTTTAAAATCGGTTGCGCTTATCAGTGGCTTTGTGTTCAGCATATATTGTTGTACAATATTTCGAGTGGCATAGTTTACATAAATCATAACAATCTATCCTTTTAATAATGCTACCGTGCGAAATTCTTGATAGTATCTATTGTAAGCGTGATTAGTAAATTCCAATGCAGCCCTACCTCATCACGCCGTCGGCAATACTATCTGTTGTGCATCAGCGTTATCATAGTAGCGCAACCTTGCAGTTTCATCAGGTCGCTTGTAAAGATAGCAGTTATAAGAAGCATAAACATGTGATGCGCCAGTAAAATCAACAGAAGCAATCGCACTATCAGCGACTTCATTCATTGTGAAATCGTCAGTAACTGTGTTGCCTGCGAAACTTGCGCCGATTGTGTTGTTATGGAACTCTGCGCCGATTGTGTTGGTTTGGAAACTTGTGCCGATTGTGTTGCCATAGAAATATGTGCCGATTGTGTTGCCATAGAAATCTGCGCCGATTGTGTTGTATTGGAAAATTGCGCCGATTGTGTTGCCATAGAAATATGTGCCGATTGTGTTGCCATAGAAATCTGCGCCGATTGTGTTGTTATGGAACTCTGCGCCGATTGTGTTGCTTTTGAACTCTGCGCCGATTGTGTTGTAAACAAAACTGTATCCTATTTCGTTCATAAATGCACTGCCGAAAAACACGCTGTTCGGAATAAGCGTTGGTGGAATATATTCTCCTTCATCTTCCCAATAAAACGTAGTTATTCTCTCAATGCCAATGTTTCCGCAATTATCGTTGAAAAGTAGAAAATCATCATAACCAGCACCACTTGGAACACCATTCCAACTAGTCGGTCTTGCATTCCAGTATGTGTATGTTGAAAGGTCAAGCATCACAATCCAATAATCATCATCGCTGCCAGTTGGCTCATTATTGAGATTAGCATTCTGAACAGACTTATATACCATGCTTGTTCCTGCATGACTGACTATATTACCAATAGAATAAGATGTTCCGCTATCCCATGCGTTAGCATCAGTTTCCCATCTGCGTGTCAAACAGTTGCGCCAGTCAGAAGGGGCATTTAGTTGTCTTAATGTGTCGTGTCTTGAAATGATAACACCTTTGAAACCAGAGATAATCTCCAATCCACCACCGTCATCATAGCCAAAGGATAAGTCATTTATCCAGTTATCGGGATTCCAGTCGTAGTGAATGATGTCCTGTGGATACATTTCCGACTTTACTTCTGCGTGAATTTCATCTACACCAACTGCAAGACAAATCAAAGGCTCAGTAACGCCAACAACAATCCCATCTCCAGTTGTGTATTGCGTTCCACCGCCGTCCACAATATAATGCGTTGTAGCAAAATCGGTAATACGGTATTGCTGACCTTCTACAAGCTCACTATCGCCAATAAGCGCAACTAACTCTGAATAAGTAACGTCAATAAGGGGGACTCCACCGCCTCCGCCTTCTGAAATTTCGTTAGTAACGCCTTTCTTTTTTAATACTAAATTCTTTTCCATTCTCATAGTATCACCTAATCATATTTTGCAATAATTTCAAGCGTTCCAGAAGTTCTTTGTTCGCCAGATTCTGCAGCAACTACACGACAGCGTTGTGCATCTGTATCAATCTGAATCGGGCCGTACACAAAGCTCTCGGCGTTTGCGCTTGTTGCGGTATAAGAGAAATCCTCCACTTGAACAAGACTTACAGAGTTTGCGCCAGCAACAACATCGGCTGCATCATAAAGCGTTGGAACAAACCAGTTGTTTCCAACAACGTCCTCTGCGTGTGGCGAGAATTGAACACGCAATATACAACCGCCATCCGCTTCTCCACGTGTGTATGTTCCATAAAATGTAACCGTTTTCTTTTCAGAACAGTACATTTCAATGGGATCGCTGTCAAACACACCTCCAGCAGGAAGTGCAGTTCCAAGGCGTGCTGTTTGCCATCGCTTTACGCCAATTACATCAAGGTTTGAAAGTAAATAATTTGTCATAGTTAAACTCCTTTAGTTCTGTATTCGCTCCATATAATTACCGCTTACCCAGGCATCGCCAATGCGATACCATATGCCATTAATTTCAAAAACATCAACCATATCGTTCTTTACAATATAGCCGATTATTGGATATTCCGTTCCTGCGCCCGCTCTTTTATAGAGAGAATTTGCTGTACATTTTGCCTGAAACAAAACTCCTTCTGGGGGAGTGTAATCCAATCTTTGCATATAAATTGGGTTTGCAGAACACCACACCATTGCTTTAGGCGAAATTTTGTACCAACCATCTTTCTCTTCATAAACAGCCACGACTTTTCCGTATGAGATTTTTCCGTTTCTGTAAGAGTGAATTGATGCGCCATAGCGTGTATTTAATTCAGTAACAAGACATTGTGCCTGAAATAACACCTCTGGGTCGTTTCCGTCATAGGAATGGCTCGCAAATTCTTTCATTAGATCAATCGCACCATACACAAATCCGCCAGGAATTTGTGGAGCATCAGCAGGATTGTTCATCCTAAATTCTGCGTGCAAATGAGGCCCTGTTGAGTAGCCAGAATACGGGTCATCTACTGCACCACCAGTCAATCCGATAAGCTGTCTTGCGTGTACGGTTTCACCAACCTCAACATATCGCCTTGAAAGATGTCCGTAAATTGACACTCCGTTTTCGTGTTGAATACGAATGTGCCTTCCATAATTAACTTTCTGCTTGACATCTTCCGAGAATATAACAACCCCATCCTGCATGGCATACACATTACTTCCTACGATTGTTCCAAAGTCAATCCCGTTGTGTCCTCTTGATGTCACATAAATGTTCGGTCGTTCCCCAAAATATTGAGTTATATAATGCTCGCCCTCGTTTACTGGATAAAAAAGGACACCAGGAACTGATGGGGGCGGAATAATGACAGGAGGCTCTCCAACTCGTTCCATATAGGTTGCGCTTACCCACTTGTTTGGTTGAATGCGATACCATCCATTTTGTTCTTCGTAAACATTAACACGATTTCCGTTATATAAGTATCCAACAACGGAATATGTCGTTGAAGGCCCTTTGCGAACATTTAGAACGTTTGTTTTACACACCGCCTCAAACAGAATCTCTTCCTCTGGGGGAGTCGGCTCTTCTTCCATATTACAAAAAGCAAGTAAATCTTCCATTGTTCCCTTAAACCAGTTCATATCTAATGACCCGCTTGACGACCCCCACTCTCTTCCTCTAGCGATATTACGCTCTGCCCAATTAAAATATGGATAGTGTCCGATAGAATTGTATTGCCATATTTTCCAATCATTCCATTCTCTCGGAACAGCAGACGGATGTGTTCTCTGAATATATTGTGCAATCCATGGCGAATATTCTCCCATCCATGATGTTTTGCTTCTGTCAAATTTTGACATAAACCATTCTGCTGTGTAAATGATCGGCTTTCTTTGTGTTTCAAGTTCAACTATCTCAAGCCATTTTTGTAACTTATAGAGAAAATCGTTACCATTTGTAAAGTTTCCGTCCTCAAAATCAACAGCAGGGGGCAGATCAATTGGATGAGTTCTATGCCACTCTAGAAAATATTCTGCTTGCATTATCGGGTCAAATCCAGGGTCAAGCCAGCAGTAACCGCCAGTAAGAATGCCAACCTCTTTTGCCCCAAAATAATTGTCGTTCACGGCAGCGTCATAAAACGGTTTGTGGGTAACAGAGCCTACATCAGAAACCTTACCGATCATCCACTTAATACCTTTGTTTTTGGCAACTGACCAGTTCATAGTGCCGTTCCAGTGAGAGGTATCAATGCCAAGCGTCCACTCTTCTACTGCACCACCAGTGCCAGTAATTGTGTTCAGAATTTTTGAAACAAGACTCCGATTAGTTTTTGGAACGCCATTGTCTAAAACATCTTTTATTACAGGATAACGGTCAGAAACCGCACTATTAATTCTTGCCAGATTGAATATGTTCATCTTATACCGTTGCTACTGTCATTGTTATCGCAACAGGATTGTCAAATGTAGTCCATCCAGAAAATATCAAGTCTGTACTGCTTGCTCTAACCTGCAACTTAATCCATGTTTCCCCGTCTGCCCTGATTGTTCCAAGATAATGTTGTGTTCCAACTTCATTTGCCTGTCTGATTAATTCTGTGTTAGATTGCAAACACCGTGCTTCTGTCCATGTTGAGCCACTATCCATTGAGAACATAATGCGACTTGCAATTATTACACTTGTTGCTGAAACCCCATTATATTCTGAATGAACACAACCATTTACATGAAACAGTTTGTCGGTGTTTCCGATAACAATAATTGACTTATCCTCATCAACTTCACCAGCATGATAATAGTCAATATCACCGATACACTCATCGTCAATTTTTAAATCCCATTCAACATCAGTCCATGTATCTGCTGATGTTAGGGTCATATCGGCTGCCCTGTGTGTTTTGAAGGCAATCACATTAGACCGTGAGGACGCATTAGTGATTTCCATTAGTACCCCCAGAAAGTAGATAGAACTTCAAGCGTTCCTGGCTTTCCAACCGCACCAACCTCTTTTGCAGATACTCTGACTCGTTGTATGCCACCGCCAAGATTGACAGAGCCATATACAAATCGTTCTTCGTTTGCGTTTGTTGGGGTGTAAAGTATTTCTTCTCTTTGAATCAATGCCTGTTCATCAGAGCCAGCAACGATAAAGTCAGCCTCGTAAAGAGCAAGTTGAAACCAATTGTCATAAGTGGCTGAATCGCTTGCGTGTGGCGATACCTCAATCTTGAATGCAAATGATCCAAGAGCATCACCCCGTGTATAAGAAAAATAAAATACTGCACTTTCAAATCCAGCACACATCAGAGCGGTTGGGCTTGCATCATAAGCACCTGCTGCTGGTAAGGCGGCAGACGCTCTTGCGACTTGAAATGGAACAGCACCGATTAAAGCTTCCATTGAAACCTCCTAAAATCTATTTTAACATCTAGAGTTTAGCCTAATGTATAATGTTTGTCAAGCAATATGCCTATTGCACGAATTGTTACAATGTGGTAAAATTAAATATATTGACTCAAGGAGGAACAATGCCGTTAGACAAATTTGATAGTATGGTAAGACGAGAAAGCGGTTTTGCCCAAGACATTATAAAAAAGATTTATGGTAAAAACCTTTCTCAAAACAATGCAAGGAAGTATTGGAGCGGTATCAGGATGCACGTTGCCTACAAAGAAGGGCTTGTTGGCGAGGACAGACCTGTGTCTGAAATGGAAGAGGTTGTGTTCAAAACAGACGGGTCAAGAACAACAACCCGTATGCTTTTATTGAGTGAGGAAGATAACCAAAATCCAACACGCATTATGGAGTTAATGGGTTATGACCCGATACAATGGGAATTGATTTCGTGTAAGAGCAGACGAAACTATTGGGATACAACCACAAAGGACATTGATGGTAATGCACACAAAAGCACAAATCACGCTTTTATGGTTACGCTTACGGTAAAGCCCATCCAGAACAAAATAACAACCGATATTGTAAGGGAAACATTGGCAAACATTGCCAAACCAAAAATCGAAAAGATACAACATAAACCTGGGGATTATATGCTTGAACTTCCCATTATGGATTTTCATTTAGGACTTTTGGCGTGGGATGACGAAACTGGCGAAAGCTACGATCTAAAAATTGCAGAGAATATTTATAAGAACACAATCTTAGATATTATCTCTCGTGTAAAAGCCTATGGGCTAAAAATAGACAAAGTTGTTTTCCCGATAGGTCAGGACTTTTTCAATTCAGATACGACGAACAACACAACAACCCGTGGAACTATTCTAGACAGTGATACAAGGTGGCCTAAACTTTACCAGAAAGGCGTTGAGTTGTTAACATGGGCAATCGAACAATTAAGGCAACTTGCGCCCGTTGTTACCTTGCGTGTTCCAGGAAACCATGATAAAATGTTAAGTTATTGTGCGATAGAAACTTTGCGTGCATATTTCAGAGATACAGAGGATGTCTGCGTTGATGTGTCGCCAAAGCCAAGAGCATACATTCGTTATTATGACAACCTGATAGGGTTTTCTCATGGTGAAAATGACAGCAAAAGAATCAAGGGTTTAATGCAGATCGAAGCGCCTAGGGATTGGGGCGAAACAAAGTTCAGAGAATTTCATTTAGGACATTTACACAAAGAGGATTTAACAGAAGATGGGGGCATTATATTCAGGCGAATTTCATCAATCAAAGCAACCGATGCCTGGGAACAGGAAATGGGATTTGTCGGTGCAATACACAAAGCACAGGCTTTTGTTTGGGATAAACACAAAGGCTTGAGTTTGATAATAAATAGCGTAGTAAAGGAGGCTTAATGGAAATAACAAAAAAGGAAAAGAAGTTAATAAAAAAATTGTCAAAATCATTTGCGAACAAGGTTGCGAAATTTATTGAGGAAATAGGTGTGGAAAACCTTGAGGGCGAATGGGAAAATGATGTGGATGTTGAGATTGTTATCACAAATCCGTATCTTCAATGGCTTGCTGATAGAACGCTTGACAAGCAAGAATAGTTATGGTATAAGGTTTGTATAATGAACGCTATAAGACTGTGGCATTCGTTAGGTTTTCCGCTATTTGAATATGATGCGGAACTCTTAGAATGGATAGTGCGACACAAAACACAAATGACTTCTGAGAATATGTATAGAGTTAAGCCAATTTTGTTGCCTGTCGCACATATCCGTGTTGCTATGGAATATTTTATTGATAATGTCAAAGATTCGCCACAATACGAATCTATGAAATCCACTATAGACAGGGATTTGGATGAAACAAGACGATTGTACGAAGTTAAGTTTGGAATACGTTCCGCTAATGAAGGTGAGTCTTTGGGAAAACAACCCGAAACTTCATGATATAGGCTCTATAATTGAAAGCATAAAACGATATGGATTTAAGGATGCGCCAAAGTTTGAGCCGACGCTAAACAATGGCACGGGCGGAATTGTAGAAGGCAACGGTAGAATTGAAGCACTTGTAACCATGCGAAGGCTTGGCGAAAAAGTGCCAAACGGAATATTTAGTGACGAACAGGACTGGTATGTGCCAATCCTGTTTGGCGTTGACGCAGAGAACGAAAAAGAGGCAATGTCTTATGGCATAGATCATAACAATATCACAATGCTTGGTGGTAATTTTATGCCGTTGGATATTGCTGGAATGTGGGACGAAACAAAATATCTTGAACTTGTTAAGAGTTTAGATGTAAGTCCTGTTAGCGTTGATTGGGAAAGTCTTAATGTGTTGGATGAGTTTGTAGACAAACCATTTGAGGAAAAAGACGATTGGATAACATGTCCGTACTGTGGCGAGAAATTTAAGAGGTAATATGAAGGTTTGGGAACAATTAGAAGACGAGCCGTTGGTTTGGTATCATCGCTTTATGAAATATTATCTTTCGCAACCGTCTGGGACGAGAAATGTCCGCCAGGCTATGCAGCTTTGGGCAGATGCTGAAAACGAGGAATTACATGTCGAAGACCCAAAAGCATTCCATGCGTTGGGAATGGTGTGGCACAGAAAGCACAAAAAGTATGAGTGGGATAAACGTGCCAACGCTTATGATGATGAACTTTACAGGCGCAGAATGGAAGAAGAGATCGAGGCTGTTAAGGACATGACCAATCGCCAGGCAAATATCGGCAGACAGATGCAACAACTTGCACAAATAAAACTCAATGACGAGTTTATGGAAATAAAGAAAACAGGCAGACCGCTTATTGACATGGCAGAAGCAAGGCTTTTGTTAAAAGAGGGCGTTGCCATAGAAAGACAGGCAAGAGGCTTGCCAGATTATTTGTTAGCTGTTGCAAGTTTAAGCGATAAGGAACTATTAAGTAGATATGAGCGATTACTC